AACCGAGACGTGCTGCGCCGATCTCAGCGTGTCTAACTTGGATAAGTTCATCTTGGCTATCGACGACCAAGACCCAATGACCTATGGGCAAATTGATGAAAGCGATAAGGCTAAGATCGAGGAAGAAGAGGTCGCGCAAGCCGATGGATTCCAAATCCTTGATATGCAGCGCGGAGCCTTTGATTGATCCATGAAACACGCCAAACAATGGGCGGGTTGGCCTAATCCCCCGTCCAAGAAAATGGACGGATGGGTTAGGGTAGGCTGGGCCGATGTGATTAGGCCCGGTGATTGCTGGTGTAGGACGAGTTCGCTTTGCCGCCTTCCCAACCCGAACTCTCCACCTGATGTCATTGGTAAATATCAAGTCTACGGTTATGCCGGTATAGCCACGGCTGGCTACATCATAGAAAAAGAAGATGTCTATGGATCGTGTGAAGTTTGGCGCAAATCAAATGAACCGCGTATCCCAAGGAAGCTCCCCATGAATCCGGTGTTCTCTAAACCGCTACCACTACCATGAAATTCGGTGATTTCGCTCCGGGATGGAATAGGATATTTGGTTGTCACAAGACCTATAAATTAAAGCGTGACGACAGGATCACAACCAAGAATAATCCAGATATTAAAGACCCATATTGCACGGTGTTTGATCCGGGATATGCCGGACATACCGTCTATGCCCTTGGGTGGAAAGAAGAGGATGTTTGCGTCTATACCAAGCATGGCAGGCATGTGCCTGAGAAAGAAGCGAAGACGCGCCTACCTCTTAATCCCATATTCAGTAAACCTCTTCCATTGCCATGATCGAACAAATCAAATGCGTCTCCGAGATTTCAGGGCTTTGGACTAGACTCACTGGTAAAGATGAGATTGGTGTTGGCGACGTGGTGTTGTATCACACGGCAACACCAGCAACATATGAGCTACACAACCAGATAAATCTTAGCGAGAAGAAGCACGGAATAGCAGAAGACGGACCACTCCTCGGGCTCTACGTTTGCGACGCCCGCGCTGATGGTTATCTATCCGAAGGATACTTCGTTTGGACCAGAGCCAACAAAGAAAGCTACCGGCTGCCGCTTAACCCGATCTTCAGCAAGCCATTGCCTTTGCCTTAGAAATCCATGGACATAACTTTCCCGGTGTGACTCCGGGATCCCTATGGCACAACGATGGGATGAGGGGTTTATTCATTCACCCCGCCATGGTGGTGGGAACGGCCACTTTAATCGTTTGCACCGTTCAATTTTCATTGACTTATTTTCGATACGTTTTTCACTCTCGCACAGAGGCTAAACAAGCCAATTAAACTACATACAAAATATGACGACAATCGCAGCCTGCCTTACTTATCCAAACGGGACTCCAGTTGATGGACTTCTTTGCAAGATCGACAAGGTTTGGGGTCCGCCGAAGGAGTTCGCTGGTAAGTTCGGGCCAACCTCGGTTCAGAACATCTCGCTTTCCGACGTTGCCGGGAACAAGATTCGTTGCTCCGTTTGGGGTCATCACGACCTAACGACCAATCAGGGTCAGGACGTAGCCCTCCAATCCAAGAACGGCAAGGGAATCAAGGTGGTCCATAAGCCCTATACCGACAAGAATGGTGCTCAGAATCCGGGCATTGGCCTTGAGATCAGCAAGGACATTGTATTCCAGATTCCTTCGGTTGTTGGCTTGAAGGCTCCGCAGGCTCCTGTTAGTCAGCCCGTAACGGCCCCGCAAGCGGCCATTCCGTCCAATCCTAGCCCTTCTGGTGCCATCCGAGGGGAGAAGGTAGGGATGGCCCTGAATAACGCTTGTAATAGCCTTAGCGCGGAGGGAATTGAGATCACCAAAGAAACCCTTTGGAAGCGGGCCTCTTTGATTATCACTGTAGGCAACCAGCTTGAGGCGGGCAATCTCTTTGGTGCGGTTGAGGCCAAAGCTCCGGTCGCGCCACCTGTCCAATCTCCCGTTGTTGAGCCTGAGCCCGCAGGTCCAGACGACGAGGAAGTTCCCTTTTAATCTCAACGTCTAAATGGACGTTTTCCCCTACCTAATCCAAGAAGGTCTTGCTGCTCCGAAGATAACCCGGAGCGGCAGACCGCTTGGGCAAGGACCAAACATCAGGCTGCTACAAAGGATGAAGCCCGGAGATACGCTCTGGGACATTCCTTGGGCTAAAGCCGAGTCTTTTAGGGCAAGTGCCCGTAAGGTTAATATCAAGTTATCAATCATCCGGGTCCGGGAAACCGGGCTATACACCCTGATTAGAAAGTAAACACACCATGAACACACAACCATTCGTAGGATTTCCAAAGATGGCGCGATTCTCTCGTGACGTAATCATCACCGAGAAGATCGACGGCACTAACGCCCAAATCGTAATCGAGCAGGACGGCACCTTTCTTTGCGGAAGCCGAACCCGCTGGATCATTCCCGGGGACGACAACTTCGGCTTCGCTAAGTGGGCGCATGAAAACAAGGACGAGCTGATGAAGCTCGGTCCCGGCCAACACTTCGGGGAGTGGTGGGGTCAAGGCATCCAACGCAACTACGGAATAAAGGAGAAGCGGTTCTCGCTATTCAACGTAAGTCGCTGGATCAACGATGAATCAGAGCGCATCGACCCAAAGCAGGAGATTAAGCCAGCGTGCTGCCATATTGTCCCGGTTATCTTTCGCGGGCCTATGGACTCAATCAACGAGATGGTTAAGGATGCGGTCGGAGAGCTTATCCATAAAGGATCAAGGGCCGCTCCCGGATTCCCTGAACCGGAAGGCGTCATAATCTGGCACACTGCGTCGAATACTGGCTACAAGAAAACCTTGGTTGATGACCACAAACACAAATCCCAATGAAAGCAGCGACGCTTAATCTTGCACCGGAAAACGTATCACTTATGATGCGTCGAAAGAGCGAGAACGCGTCCCAACCAACCGCAGCAGAGGCGCACGTCATCAGATTGCTCGACATACTTGGAGAGAGATACGTATTTGAGAAGGGCTTGCTGAGCGAGACCACGCACTACATCGTTGATTTCTATTTCCCTAAACCAAGAAAGCTATGCCTAGAGGTTGACGGCAAGTATCACAACGACAGGCGTGCGTATGACGCTTGCCGCGATGCTTTCATAAGGGATAAGCGAAACATGAATCTAGTTAGGATAACAAACGAACAGGCCATGGAGCTTAACCTAGACTCAATGATTGCTCTGCTGGACAAGCATTCGAGGACTCCGCGGCTCGGGCGTGAGCGAACAACGTGAGGGAACACAATATGAGAACTCCAAAGACAGTTAAGATGGTTAAGGTTTCAGGTAAGGCTGATTCATCCTATCCCAATGGAGCTATTATCGAAGGCCCCGAGTGGGTTGATCCCAAGATAGGTGAACGCTATCGGTTGGATGGCTACATCAAGACCTCTCTCAATGAACGATTCCATTGGTTTCATACTACCCCGGTTAGGGGAGTAACCATAAGCGATGATGGATCAAAGACCATCGAAACAGATAACTCCGTTTGGAGGATAACCTATGCCGGATAGCCCGGTTTGGGTTGTTGTGGATGATGGAGGGACGTGGTGGTTCAGGAGAAAGAGGGAGGCGCGGACATTCATTGCCCAAGCCAACAAGCATGGCAAGTCTCTTCCTATCCCTATCACCATAACATCAGATAACTACAAACAATTGATTGGTAAATTACTACCATGAAAGCACAAGTCACCGAGGCGCACCGCAGTTTAGTCCGCAGTTTTCTGCATCCAGACCACTGGAATACGGCACTTGAGGACTGCGCGATTCGGCTCATCGCCGACAGCGAGGCGCGGGCGATGGAATACGCGATGGACCGCATGGAAGAAGAGGAACTAAAGCCATGCAGGGCCACTTGCGACCAGCTCCGCGCCAAGCTCCACGCCCTCAAACTCGTTTGCGGCACCGATGACGCCAATAAGTTCGAGACATGGTGCGATAAGGCCAATGCGCGAGCGGATAGTGCCGAGGCTGAACTCGCCAGGGAGCGGGAGCGGTTAGATTGGCTCCTGCGCAAAGACGGAGAAACCAGTGATGGGGAGCGATATGAAATTGAAGTATCCGTAACCTACAACGGAAACTCCGGAGCTGCACCAAGAATACCCGCAACCAGAGAAGCCATCGACGCAGCCATGAAGGAGTCTAAATGAACACAACGCCTACACCGCGGACAGATGCAGTAACATATCCGCTTATTAGGTGGATTGACCGCCCGCCAATGCTCGATCTTTTGCTGGTGGACGTAGCCCTTCCGCGCCAACTAGAACGCGAGCTAGCCATCGAGCAGGAGAAGGTGCGCGTGCTTCGTAATGCTTGCGACGAGATAATGCAACTAGAGGCCAAGTGGCCGCGATGGGAGCACTCATGCCTTTACAGCGCCTCCGTAACTCTGGCAACCGATGCACTAGTTGATACCAACAAGTAACCTATGGCTACACTATTCAAAGGATCGGAGTCGGCTCACTGGTATTTTGCCGACGGAAGAACGTCCCATGATTCTGACCTTAGAGATGCGAGAAAGCTTGGCCTATACAGCTCGCCATCCTCCATCGACAAGGACCAGTTCGTAAACGCCTTCCTTGACAGGTGGAAGCGAGAGCAGATACTTATGGCCTGCGTTGATAACCCGCAATGGCCAGATGAAGAGCTTGAGGACTACGCCAAGCGAGTTGAAGACCTAGCTAATACCAAGAGCCGCGTAGCTTCTGAGTTTGGAACCAAAGTCCACGATGCTTGCGAGAACTACCCGGCACCTATCGAAGACCTTACCATAGCTCCATTCATACCGCCGTTCGGGGAATGGTTCGACAAGGAAGTGGATTCAGTTGTATCACGCGAGCTGGTTATGCTGGACCATGAGATAGGGGTAGCTGGTAAGACGGATATGGTAGCCGTGATGAAAAATCCCGAGCACCGCAGGTCCATCATCGACTACAAGACTCAGGGCATCAAATACGACAAGAAGACCGGCAAGAAGAATCGACCCGTATTCTACCCATCGTGGGCTCGACAGCTAGCGTTCTACGCCTCTTGCGACTCTAAGGGCATCGGCATGTGGCCATCGCTACCGACCTGCATCAGCGTAGTTATCGACTCCACGGAACCAAGTCCAGTTCACGTCAAGGTTTGGGACAAGGAAGAGATAGTTGACTCCTACCATGACTTTGTGGTTGGGGTAAACTGCTGGTGCCGCAAGCGCAATTACTGGCCGGGACAGCTAGGCGAATGGTCGCTTAGCCCTCAATGCCCAATGCCTATCATATAATCCCATGAAAATCTACGTGCTAACAAGAGAGCATAACGACTACGACCAATATGGAGCGTATTTCGTTGCGGCATTTAAGGAACCGCCGACAGTCGAGCGTCTAAGAGAAAAGATTTTCGATGACGATGGATCGGTAATTGACGACGCAACGGCGGATCAAATACTGCGCGGAGGAGGCAGGACTGATTGGAAAGAAAACGTCTGGTGGAACATGAATGAGGTAACGCTAGCTTAACAAGCCCATGGAACTAACACGCAAAGAAGCGGAGAAATTCTGCAAGTCATTTCAGTATCTTTACTATTGCAAGTGCCCGCCGCAGCTACCTGTTGAGGACTTCCAATACGATAAGTTCTGCCGGAACTTCTACATCCAAGGTGGAGGCGGTTCTGATCTTGAGAATAGCTACACCCAAGCCGAGAAGGACATGGCCGAGATGCTGCTTAAGATACCCGGCTTCGCCAAGGAAGTAATCAATGCTGGGTGGCCGCAAGTTACTCAAGCTGAACCGTCCTCTTTGGACTACTAATTTATGGAACGAAACAAACTCTACGAATTTAATGGAGAATCGCTTAGTGCTGCTAACTGGGCGCGCAAGCTGGGGATGAAGCACTCTACACTATCCAACCGGCTGGCCGTTGGCTGGACTGTTGAGCGGGCACTTACTGCACCAACCGATATGGCCCTCAGCGCAGGACGCAAGACTATTACCAAGAACGAGGCAGAGCTAATGCTGAACGACCTTGAATACGCGCTACTCCCAAAAGCTGTCCAGAAGTGCATCTCGATGGAGACTAGGACTAGGTTTGGGGATGCGGTTAAGGTGAAGTATGGTCAGCTATTCCGTCGCTATCATCCAGAAGAGTTCCAGAAGTGGTTCGTTAAGACCTATCAAAAATGAAAGGACACGTCTTCGGCCATCCAACCAGCGGCATGGTAGAGTCTGAGTCTGATGGTGATAGGTCCACCTACATGGTGAGGCTTTGCGACTATCCGCTAGGAGTAGACGAGCGCGGCAACATGCAGTTTAACGGTAGCTGCACATGCCGAGACTTTGAATGCCGCAAAGCGCCCCAACTAAAGAACCCGCTAAACTCAGGCAAGGTATTCAGGTGCAAGCACATTACGTGGTTTAGGAACAACATCCTAGACATGATCCTTCCGATCCTGTGTGAGCAGGACCCAAACAAAAACCAATGAAGTCAATATCCGACGTTCTTGGGCAAGAGTTTTATAAGAGGCACGAGCCGATCTTCTTTTGGGCTAAGCAAGAAGGCATCGCGCTATGCGGGTCGGTTGCCGCTTCCGTATGCCGAAATAAGAGCGATTACGTAGCGCCCGACATAGACTTCGTGACCGATGACGTTAATGCCATCCATGGGTTTACGTTTGAATTGCAGAACTTCTTGATGGAGCGCCGGTCGCACTTCCGATTCTACTTCAATTGCAATAACTCATTCGTTCCATCCAAGGCGACTGTCCATCTACGCATAACAAGCGGTCTATGGCTGCCTATCTGCCTATTCCTTATCAAGCCAAACACGCTTAGAACGTTTAGGATAGGCGGAGGAACCATAGTCCAGCGGCTTGACGACATAAAGGAAAGCGCGGACGAACTATCTGCTTCCGATGGCAAGGAGCGCGCGGCCAGCGTGGTTGGTGCCATAGATAAAGACGAAGAGGACCTGTTTGACATCTTCGAGCAGGAACAGCAAATAAAAGGAAGCATTAAAAACCAATGAAACGACCAATCCTAGAATCTGAATCAGTTCTGTTCATCTGCCTTGCGGTTGGTGTATGCTTTGGCCTTTATGCCGCAATCCGGGAATCTGAGGCTAAGGAAAAGACCAAGCAGGAGGAAATCCGCGCCAAGGCCGTGCTTGAGCACCACTTCTTCCATAAGTTATCACCATGAACACAAAGCCAAAATACCGCATCAGACTTGATGAGAACGGATTCTATGGATCGCTAATTTGGCAATCCAGTCCATTGGATAAGGCGCGGATTTACGATACAATGAAGCAGGCGCGACGCACGCTTAACCGTTTACGCGACAGGTTTCATTACAATAAGGCCGAGATAGAGATACACAAGCCATGAACTTAGCCGAAACCAGAACCCACGTTCCCTTGGTCAACAAGCCTAAGCTAAAGAAGAAAGCCAAGGCTATCCGCAAGACATCCAAGAGGATGGCTACGTTGAAGCGGGAATACATGAAGCTGCGGGAGAAGTTCCTTCTTGAGCATCCGTGGTGCGAGTATTTCCTGCACTTCAAGGAGAAGCGTCCATCCACCGAGGTTCATCACAAAAAAGGCAGAGGAAAGTTTATGCTCGATGTTTCGACGTGGATGGCCGTATGCTCGGAAGCACATTTTTTAATACACAGCAACACAAAAGACTCATACAAAATGTGTTGGATGTTACCAAGACGATGAGCACTCAAATCTTTGTAATCAGCGACACTCACTTTGGTCACGAAAACTGCTTGGGCTTTACGCTTAAAGACGGCTCCCTTCTAAGGCCCGGATTTAAGGACGTAAACCACATGGATGAAACCATGATCCAGAACTGGAACGCCGTGGTTAGGCCGCAGGATCACGTCTACCACCTTGGGGACGTAGCCATGAAGCGTAAGCTAATTCCAATTGTTAAGCGCCTTAACGGTCATAAGCGGCTGGTGTTCGGAAATCACGACATCTTCGACTACAGGAAATACGCTGAAGCTGGATTTGAAAAGCTAATGGGGATGAGGGTGATTGACGGCATAATAATGACCCACGTTCCCGTCCACCCCGACAACCTTGAGAGATTCAAACTCAACGTCCATGGGCATATCCATGCATACGAGGTCAAGCTTCCGGGAGGAACGCCCGATCCGCGCTACTTTAATGTATCGGTTGAAAGGATTAACTACACACCAATTCCGCTTGAGACAATCAAGGCCAAGCTAAAATGACCGAACAAGAACTAGCTAAAATAACTAAACGTCCCGGATATGGAATTATCTCCTCATTCAAGTCCCCCGCCATCAAATCATCCCTCACCAAACAAAAAGCTATCAATAAAGGTGGTGGTGAAGGGGAGGTGTCCGACTTGGAACGCGCTACTGGACCTAAATCCGTTCGCCCGAAAGACCTTGCGATCCCATATTCAGGACAATGTATTGTCCGCATCAAAGTCTACCGTAGACGCCTTACCGATCCCGGAAGCGACGCGACAAAGTATCATCTCGACGCTCTCCGCTACCTTGGCTTCTTGGCGGACGACAATGATGCAGCGATCCGTCTTGAGGAAGCGCCGCATGAAAAAGTAGAGAGCAACGAAGAGGAAAGGGTCGAGCTAGAGATTGAGTATCCGGGTATCGACCTAGATGATCTCGTAACCTATTACTCCAATGGACCAAAAAACACCCAATGAGGATGCTATTAAAGTCGTATGCGTTGTTATCCTTGCGCTGGTATTGTATTCTGTTTGGCGCGATCTTGGGTATCTGGTCATCAAGCTTTGCAATTAAGGGAATAGTTTTTATCTGGAAGGACCTAACAAAATGACAAGAAAAGATTATGTGCTCTTAGCCATAGCCATCCACAAAGTATTCCGCGAATGCCAATCAGACGGCGAGCGACTTATGGTTACGGCAGTAGCCAAGGAAATAGCGATGGCGTGCAAACAAGATAACCCGGCATTCAAATACGACCGCTTCATGCGTGCGTGTGGCGTGCTTGCTGACCTATGATCGCACAAGTAAGCGCCGACGCATTCCATCCCTACGACCATCGCGGCAAAGGTAAAGGCCCGCCGCACCCCGTTGTCCCGGAACCAGCAACCTACGGGATGATTCTTATTGGGCTATGCCTTGTCGTTCTGCTAATCAAGAGATTCAAAAAATGAAAATTAGAACAGAAAAAGTAATAGACGTTTCAGACTGGGATGACCTAGTTGCGAAAACATACGGAAGAGAGTATAGTCTGCAACAGCAGGATGGGTGCATGGACAGGGGCAGGTTTTGCATTTCGGTCCCAAGCGTATCCAATGACTTCCACAATGATGCAGTCCCAGAGATCGTAAATCACGACGAGCGCGGAGTTAGCTTTGCGGCTTGGCTCGCTAGAGACCCAAATCAGAAATTGCCGGAACAGAAACACGACTTCGAGCTTAGATTATGGTGGGAGCGCAACTTCTATCCAGACGTGCAAATGATAGCAAATGATCTGCACGCAAAGGGACTGATCGAGGCAGGTGAATACACCATAAACATTGACTGGTAACAAAATGAGCGCCAACTTAGTCCTTCCTCCAAAGCGTTGGGAGTCGGCAGATAGCCCTATCTTCGACTCCATAAGATTTCGGAAGTGGTTTACTCGTGGGCAAAAGCGGAAGCATCTTATCCCGGCACTTAAGCAGGCGGCTGCGCTTTACAACGATGGTAGCGGAAGGCTCGTAAAGGACGTTTGCGCTGAATTTCAGGTCGATGAGCGTGAGTTCAGGGACTGGTATCGGTTTCATGTTCAAAAGGCCGCATTTGCGCCTCTAAGCCCCAAGGAACAGGTGGTCCTGAACGCGGCCTACGCTATCTATTGTGACTCTAACGCAGAATACTCGTTCTCTACCTGCGTTGAGAAAGCCGCCGATTACTACGGCATGAAGAAGCGTCCGTTAAGAGAGCTGTGGGAAGTCAATCCAAACGCATACCCAACTGTCTATCAAAAACCAACCCAATGATTGATCCAATCAAGGAAAAGACCAAGGACTTCGTATCGACAGTTATTTGCTGGGTCCTACTGATTGGACTGTTGGTTTCTGAACTTATCTACAAGCGCAAGTAGCGCTTAGTTAGCTTTCTTTGGCGGAGGCAGAATCAGCTTCTTGAGTTCACCTGTGATGGTCTTCTCTTGTTTGCCGCGCTTCTCCTCTGCCTGCTTCTTAAGCTCCTTGGTGCGTCCAGCCCCAACTAGGTCGTAAACGTCCTTGCCTCCTGGAAGGTGCTTGTAGGATTCTGCTTGCGATAGGAAGTCTCCGATGTTGCGAACAACTGGCCGTCCAGTTCCATCAATCTTCCTTCCCGTCAGCGCATCCCTCGTAAGCATGGCATCTTTGAATAGGCTATTTACTGGAGTCAGCGGAGGGGTAATCATGTCGATTGCCGTTCCAGCAGGATCGCCACGAGTCAGGCCGGACAATGAATACTTGTTCATGCCGAAGATTCCGGTGAATGCAGACAACCAAGCATCAAGTCCTCCGCAATCCTTGCGCATTGCCTTAGCCGCCATACACCTTACGATAACCTGACCCGCCATGGTCCAAAGCGCATAGGTCCCGAACCATGACGCTGCTGCTGCGATGTTTCCGCGCTTTAGCTCCTCATAGGTATTGTTCCGAATTGTTCCAATCTGGCGAAGCATGAACGACTTGAGGGCGAAGATCGGCTTGAATCCGGGGTGGAGCGCTAGCTTACCTTGAGCCTGTTCTGCGCGAGTCATTGGCTGGGCGTCAGATAGACGTTCGCGGAGGTAGAGTCTTCCCATGTCGTCTAGGTCGTTCTTAGCGAATCCTTCCGACTCAAGGGACTTCTTCATCTCTGGCCAAACGTCAGGATGGGTATTGGCCATAACCGATTGAATGCGGTCGAACTGCTGGTCGCGGGTTGCGAACCACGAACGATCACCCTTTTCGCGCATTACCTTGCTTGCGTTGATCCGCGCTGCATTAAGAGCAATCTCTTTACCAAAAGAATCCATTGATCCTTGGATAAACTTCATGCTCTCGCGGAAGAACTTCTTGATAGGTCCATTGCCGCGCATGTATTCAGCGGTGTCCATCGCCCCTTCATGGAACTTGATGTCCTTGAGGGTTGTGTAGGTCTCTGGCTCGAATGCAGATAGGCCAGGAATCTTGGCAACGCGATGGCCGATAGCACCAGCTAGAGCCTGTCCTGCTGCTGATGGACCCTCTCTGGCTGCCGTAGAGAATGCATCTGCTGCGTTGATAAATGCCGACTGGAAGCTGTTGAGGTGGGCGTAAACTGCCATATCCCCAATGAAGCGGGCGAACTTCCATGCTGCGGGTGAAGCTCCGCGATTGTTGGAGAAGTAGCTCTTTACGTTATCCAGCACGCGATCAAGCCCTTCCGGGGTGATGGTCTTGGCCTTAATAGCGTCAGCTAGAACCAATCCAAATGGAGATGTTGGCTCGATGTCGGTCGGTAGGATGTCGTCTCCCGAGGTGTCAATCTTGCCAAAGAACTGGCGAGCCGTCACGTCCTTGGCTACCTGCATAATGCGAGTCTCAATAGCCACGTCAATTGGCTCGATGAACTTCGACATCTCCTTCGTGATCGTGGCGATGTTGCGCTTCTTGGTGAAGCCCGGTGCGCCGCGACCTTGGAATAGCGTTCCGAAGATGTGCTTTCCGATGATAGCGCCTTGCTCTTCGCGGGTAAGCTCGGCTCCCTTATCCCCCGTCTCCTTGGCCTTGTCGCGCCTAGCTTGGTTAAGCACCTTCTCAACCTCGTGCCTGTCGTTATTCTCGCTGATTAGGTCAAGCAGGGCCTCAAGCTGACCATCGGCTACGACCAATGGGTAGTAGTTGTCTTGCTTCTTGAAGGAGTCATCTCCCTTGCGGACGTTCTTCTCGGCATTGAACATCGCTTCGCGGACGCCTCCCCAACCGCCGTCAGATTCGATTTTAGCCAATATCTCGGCTCCTCCTGGTGTTGATGCCACTAAGGCGTCAAGTTCCGTAGAATCACCTGTAAACGTGCGGGAAATGAGCAGGCGGCTAAAGTCGTCAAACTTGCTACCGAAGACCTTTCTGGCCTCCTTGATGGGCGGAAGTGATTTATCGGTCCAAAGAACGACAGCATCCGACATCGCCTGATTCATCTTGCTGAATACTCCCTTGGCGGCGGGAAGCACATTGAAGATATTGTCGGCAATGGTTCCGGCATTCTTCATCAGCTTCGCACCAGTCTCGATTGCGCGGGCAACGGGAGTCTCGCCAAACCAACGCATTGCGGCTCCGGCCATATCCTTGCGTTGAGCGATAGCCGACTTAGAGAAGTCTGTTAGTAATGGACGCCAAACACCCTCTGCGTATTTGCGTTCCTTCTTTGCGTCAGATTCGGTGGCTGGCGTCGCAGGCGCAGATGCAACATCCTCGATCTCAGACTTAAGCAAATCAATCTGGGCCTTGGATGCCGATGGATAGTTCTTCTTAAAGACCTCAATGGCCTCTGCTGTGGATTGAGCGATTGCCTTACCTGCTTTGATGGCCGCGATAGCTGCGTCGATAGCCAAGTCCCAAGACTTAACCAAGATAGCGGTCTCGGCGGAGAATGTCATTCCGGGCTCGCTTAGCTTGCGTCCCTCTAGCCAACGGATGATGGAGTCGGGCCCTGACGGAAACTGAACAGCAATATCATCTCTTAGTTGTTTTGGTTGAAAGCTAATGGCCTTTCCGATATTCCAATCCGTATCAATTCCAGTTTTTCCTTTCGGGAATCTGCTCCTGTCAAACGATTTGTCGTTCCATGCATAGTCGGGAATGGTATACTTTCGATCTTGGCCGGGATTATATCCGGCGATGGCTGCCGAAACTTTTTTAACAGCATCGACTTCATTGGGTCCGCTTATCACAGGCTCTTGCGCGGTTCCGATTTGGTCCATAGCGCTAAACGCAGATTCCTCAATTACGCCCTTAAGCTCATTAACCTGATCCTGAGTGGCCTCTGGATATGCTTTCTTAAAATACTCGACAGCCGCCTTAACCGCTTCTGCTACGCGAGCACCGGCCCGAATCGCTACCTGAGCAGTTGTAATCGCAGCGTCCCAAGCCAGGGTGAATGGATCACCCGAGCGAACAGCGCTTCCTTTGTAAATCTTAAGGCTTTCAAGCGCAGCGTCCATGCGCGCAGCTATATTTTGCGGAGTTGCTTGCGGGAAGTCCTCTCCGGGAGGGAAGAATCCAGCCTCAAGATCGGCTATCGACTTCATCTTCACATCACCAGAAGCAGGCTTATCTTCCTTTGGAACTGAATTGATTAGCTGCCGACGGGCCTGAACGAACTCTTCTGGCGAGAGTCTTGCCATCTTAACGGCGGTTTCACGTGGAAGATCGACCCCGACTTTGGCCATGTTCTCTTGGATGGTCTTAACTTTGGTCAAGAATCCAAGTCCCTGCTCGGATTGAGCTTCTGGGATTGCGATGCTTTCCATGCCGAAATCTAGCGGTTCTTCTGCTGGAACAGGCTGATAGCCCTCAAGTGATTCACCCAGTCCAGACTTGGCTCCTGCGCGAGACTGCTCGTTGCGTGCGTTTAATGAGGAGATGTAGTTCTCTTGGTTGAGCAGGCGACGCTCTCCTTTGCCGGAAGCAACAAGATCGCCTATTTGAGTCGGGCGGGGGGTCTCGGATACGCCGTATCCCTTAATCCACCTAGACTCTAAATCCTCGATCCATGCCGTAACATTAGGGTGGTTGGCGCGAGTCTTTACGACATCATCGTAAGGAACGCCTTCCTGTCTAGCCACTTCAGTTACAAGCTCTTGGGCGTAGTTCTCGGCATCGGATGCCTTCCTGCGTTCGTCGATCTTAAATGACTCTTCCTTGGCGAGCTGCTGCTTGATGGCCAAATCCTGCTCGGCCTTGGTAAGGTCTTTCTTTGCGCGCCAATAGCGCTCCACTACCTGCTGGTTAAGTTCCTTCCAGCGATACTCTACGTCCTGTGGTGTAGCTGCGCCTTGAGCTAGGGATGTATCGGATGCTGGATTGGCTGGAACGGCAGGTTCTGCCGCAAGCATAGCCAAAGCAGACTCTTCTGCCGATTTGTCGGCCAATGGGGCTGGGCTGTAAACGTCAAGCATTCCGGGCGTTGATCCAGATGCTCCGATATTGCCAATTACAACATTCCCTTCTGGGTCTGCGTTAGTTGGTTCTGGCTGCTTGGTGATCTCCTCAAGCGCCATTGCAGCGGCAAGTCTATCGGATTGCGAAGGTTTCTTCATCGCAATCTCGTTGGCTTGAGTTGATGCCGATGCCGCCGTTTTAGCCGAAGCTGCTTGATCGGCTTGTGCTGTGATGTTTGAGCCTGCGCCCATTACTCCACCAAGCATCATTCCGCTAGCCGCCGCTTCCGATACGCCTTCGCCAATTGGCTTATCAAGCGCTAGATTACGAGCAGCTTGCTCTTGTGCGGATTGAGGAGCTTCTTCAAGAACACCCTCCGTAAGAGCGCCAAGGGCCATCCCCTTAAGCCTTGAGCCTTCTGCCTTGGTAATCTTTCCGCTGGCTAGAAGAGTATCAATATCGGCAATCCCGAGCTTTTGGGCTGCCGCCCCACCAGCAACGCTAAGACCTCCAGTAGCAATACCAGAACCAGCCGCAAGCGCTGCCTGCTTAGCCGTAAGCCCGCCAGTATCCTGACGGACGCCTTCGGCCATTGATCCTGCTGCCATTGCGCCTTCTCCAAGAGCTACTGCTGATGCCGCTAGGCCGGGAGCCATGGAAGCAATCTTTCGAGCTGCTCCAGCTCCACCAATCATGGAAGGAGCTGATTCCGCCATAAGGTCCGCGATGGCGCTTGGACGCTGAGCAAGAGCCGCTGCGGTTGGGATGAACCCTTTGGCTTCCGCGATCTGCTGCTGCGCGTCTTTAAGCTCCTTGGTTTGCAGATCAGCAAGTATCTGCTTAGCCTCTTTGGGCTTATACCCAAGCTCACCAAGCATATTTCCAATGCTGCCAATATCCATTCCGGCAATGTCCGCAATAGCGCTAATTGGATTAAGGCGGTGAGCTATTTCGGCAAGACCAACAACGGATTCGCCTGCTCCAATAACGCCCTTGGCCAATCCAAGCGGAATATCACCAGCTATCCTTCGCGTGATAGAAGATGACTCTTCTTGAGGAACGTCCAATCCCTGAGACTTAAGAATAGCGCGATACTGGACAGCATCAGGCGGAGCGTCACCTTCGTAGTCAACCTCTGAGCCGTTTGGCAGCTGAATAGAGTAGGTTGGCATATAATTACTTAACCTCTACCATCGTTCCGGTTGCGGCATCCCACCTAAGCTTTTTCTTTGGCTGAACTTCTCTTGCGGGAGCTCCATATGCTTCATTCACCTGCTCTCCAAGCTTCTTGGCGAGGGCTTTCATGCCAGCATATCGCTCAAGCTCAAGTCTTTGTGGTGGCGTCAAGTTTGCAGTAGCGCTAAACCAGCTGTCTTTATTCTTTGGAACAGCAACCCCTTCTGGGGTATAGTCGTAATAAGCATCAAATATCTGGCTAAGCTTAATTGGCGTTCCTTCAGGATCAAGAACCTCGGTCTTTCCGGTAGCATTAACAAGCGACTCCATCGTGTTGTAGCGCTGGACAAGTGCGTTTGTCTCGGCAACCTTCCTCTTTTCCGCAATAAAACGTGGGTCGGATTCTGCTGCCAGTTTAGCTGCTTCCGCAATCTTAAGCTTGGTTCCTGCCTCGGTAGCTGCGAGGTTAGCGATAGCCGACTGTGTTTCACGCGATTGGCCAGCCTCATACTGGGTGGTCATATCGTCAAACTTAAGACGAGAAACCATGTCCTGAGTATCTTGGTCTTGATATGCTCGGCTAGCCGCTCCACGCGCATCAACAAGTGCCTTGTCTGCACCATAATCAGCTATTGATGTTACGGTTGGCAGCCTACGCTGATTAGCGATTGACGTGTCGCGGGCAATTGCGGCATTCGTCATCTCAGTCCCTAGCACAAGCGGCTGCACCCCAATCGCGTGCTCCCTCGCCAATGGATTTAATGCGGCCTGAGTTCCAAGTTCAAATGCCTTCTGTTCAAGCGCCTTAATATCAACATCTGCCTTTGGTGCAGCAACCTTAGCTGCGGCAGCGTTTTCCGAATTAGCTTTTGCGGCCTTTTTCTCAGTTGTAACGGCCTCGTAATCCGCAATTATCTGCTGCTGGTCTGCTTGGGCCTGAAGAAGCTTGTTCTTGGCAGCCGACATTTTGGCATTCTCCTCATGGATTTGCCTCATGTCCTTGAGCTTCTGGAGTCCTGTAACCATGTCTATCCCTTGGGCTGCGCCTTGCATGGCGGCAGCGGGATTGAATGCGGCTAGATTGGCGTCCACGGGACTATACTGGGGGAGAACGCCTACAGAATACCCTGATGTGTTGACGGCCATGATATTATTTGCCTCCGAAGCTGATTGGTTGCGGCGAGTATCCAGAGCCAAGATAGCTCGATGGAGCTTGGTATAGCTTTGGCTGTGATCCGTAATTATTCATCGCCATCAATGTCCCGAAACCTTGACCAGCTGTCTGCATGTAGTTTTGGGATTGGCGACCGTAGATGTTGGCTTGGTTGGATAGCGCAGCCGCGTTGGCGTTGCTGTTGCCTACCTTAAGATTAGCAATTGCGGTTGGGTCAAGACCTACATTTGGCTGGCGGATAGCCTCTCCGTATTGTCCTGCTGCCATTGCTCGACCGAATTGGCCCTGCTGCAAGGCTTGGAGCGCGCCTACGGTAGACAGCGCTGCGCCTTGCTCTTGACCACCGGCTTGGAGGGCTTGGGCTAGACGCTGGTTCTCTAGCTGAACGGAAGTAAGGCCCAAATCACGGGCTACGATGTCCCTTCCGATTCCTTGTCCACCAGAAGCGCCTGCAATCTTGCCCGCATTGGCGATTCCTTGGCGGGTAACGAGGTTCTGGGTATCGGCATCCAGCTTGCCGCCTAGAGCTAGGTTTCCTTTCGCTTTAGCGATAGCTTCAGCCAAAAGAGGGGTAGAGCCGCCATTCGCTAGCGAAGCCCTTAAAAGGGCCATAGAATCGTCTTCTGCCTGCGTTGGAGCAATGCCACCTAGAATAGCTTGGTTGGCTGCGGTCCTGAGCTGTGGGACCTCGGGGGTCATGCGACGCTCAAGATCGGCGGTATCAATGGCATTCTGGCGCGAGATAGCCTTGGTTTGCTCGTTGAGTGCGTCGATGTCCACCTGAGCAGCCTTAGCCGCATCTTTCTGGGCGTTGACTGCCTTGCGGTTAGAGTCGGCAGAGCTGACGGCAGAGTAAATAGTTCCAGCGGCGGCGATGATTGGTATTGCTGGCATGGTTTATTTTCTAAATTGATCCTTTGAAATGAGAAACTTGGTGATTGTAACTGGCTTACCAGCACGAGGGTTGGGGTAGCTTTCAACGCCAATGGCATTAAGCCCAACCATCCTTGCAAACCACGCTACATGCGGGCTATCCGAGAAGGCATACGACGACACCTCTTTGCACTCGGTATTATTGAAGACCCAATCTAGGGCTTTGTGGCCTGCTTCGATAGCGCGGCGACCACGACACGATGGAAGGAGGGCCGTGTGGACAGCGAACTTCGTCTCGTGTGGTTCAAAGATAAAACACCCAACGGGGACCGAATCCATCCTAACCGCCAAGAATATCAGCGCATCAATCATCGCGCATACACTTACCGACTCAGGGCATTTCGGGCACTTATCGTCGCACATATCCGCGTAGATTGATGGACTCCTGATTATGGAGTCTATCAAGGCTACATCAAATGTGCGCTCAACGGTCAGCATTATGGGATATACGTGAATACGCGGTGGCCTGAAATCGAAGTTCCGTCCTTTTTAATCACCCAGTTACCCGCGCCTGTTCCAGAAGCCTCAACATATGCCTTAATCGTGTCGTTTTCGGAGAGCTGGACTATGGACGACAGGCTTAGTGTCATCAGTCCAGTATTTGCATTGACGATGTTGGTTGTCGCAAACTCGGTAGCAATCTTGCCTCCGTTCTTTGTGAGCCACGCGATAACCGTATTGGCAGTAGGCGTTCCACCAGATGCTTCAACTTGAACACGAAGATTGATTTGGTAGTATCCGTTTACAGGAGCAACAAACTCAGATGCGCCAAACACATTGCCGGGATCGAACACCTCGGTAAAAGTGATGTATGCCGCATCGCCGGGGTCGGCAACTAGGCTCTGGTCTGCGGTTGCATCGCCCCTGAATGGATATTGCTGCTCAATCGTATCGACCTGATCTATCAGCGCTAGAAACGAGTCGTCGTAAACACTCTTCCACGCTCCACCAGAAAAGTAACGAAGCTCCTGTGCTTTACCGGCTCCATCAAGAACAATCCATAGCGTATAAACATCAGGATCGGGCTGTGCGGTTGATGGCGACGCCACATACTTAAGGCTTGGATAGTCAAGACTTACTGGAACATATGCTCCGTCGGTGTCGCTCCATACATAAAGCGTTGTTCCGTCCTTGAACCAAGGACCAACATTTGAAGTTGGCGCTGTTGATCCACCGGCAACCAACGAAACTGAATCAAGCGATGTTTCTAGGTATAGCCGCGAAACTAGCGCGTCTTGCAATTGCTGCAACGTCCCTTGGAAGTTGGAGGGAAGAGGAGCGGACCTGATTGTTGCTGGGACGGTTACTGGCATTTGATTAGTTGTCTGATACCGTGTAGGTATCGGGAGTTACGCCTGCTGGAACGAGTGGAGTCTCAAAAACTCCGTATGCCAAATAAACCGGAATTGGTTGAGATGGCGCGATTGAGCGAAATGGTGCAGCGTTTTCAGCCATTTATTTGCGTTTAATTAGACCCTTAACCCATTCAATAAGAATTGTAAAGAAATTGTTGATCTTCTTCTTCCTGCGCTTGCAAGCCTCGCAGCCCTCAAACCGAGTCCCTTTTACGATTGGTTTAAGCGCGTCCTCAATCATGTCGCCGGGGAGCTTCATTGGATTTCGCCTATTTCCGAGAGCACATACCATTGAGCCGTAAGAAGCGCCTTACGGTATGCGTCCTCTTTGTTGATGATGGATGACCTTGTGACTACCTTGCCGTGAGGAACCCCGCCATCGTCCACCTTTAGGTAGGATACGGTGGCGTAGTTCTCTTCAAAGTTGCTTCCTGTTCCAAAGAGTGAGTTAAATCCGCACCCATTCTCATTGAGCAGACGGTTCTCTCCTGTCTCGTTGGCCTCACACGTTCCTTGGTAGTTGTTTGGCTCGTTCTGGGCCATGATCCTGTAGGCAGAGATACCAGCGACACCTGACCAAACGATCAGTAGCGAGAAAGCCTTGTCGATGAACCCGCTTATGTCAGACTCGATGCACTTGGAGTTGCACTCAGATGCCTCTGGATCGTCTGTTGTTTTGACGATGCGTGTTTGGCAAAGTGATCCGGCGAGCTGGTTTGCTTGATAACCGTAGACCTGATCCGAATATGCTTGGCCATTGGTTGCCGAGATGTCCTTGACCATAATCGGCTGATAGCTTCCGCGCGTTCCGGCTACGGCTACCATCAAAGCGGTTGATCCAACAATCTCCCTTAACTCGATCTCGGCATATTGGAACTTCTTGAAGTCCCGATTATTGAAGAAGTGTTGGCGGGTTGCCACGTAGGATGTGATAGGAACGCCATTGTCGGTCTTTTCAGCCTTAAATAGCTCCCACAGCCTGTTTACCCCATCTTGGTCAGCAGATGCCGCGAAAAGCCGTTCTTTGCCATATACAACCCCGCTTGCCAGCTCAACTGGCCTCCACCCACACCAGAACGATGGCCACGAGTTCGCGTTGCCTTCAAATGGAGCGGTATCCATGACGTGAAGGCGCGTGTTCACTCGGTCAGCGTGAGGGACGCCGTGAAGGATGAAATTCTCGATATTCCCACCACATACACCAGAAAGGTCATACGTCAACTCCCATTTCGATTGAAACATCTCGTTATCCTTCACGTCCATACGTGACGTGATGTTGGTTTGCAGGGCTCCATCCTGAGAGACAAGACCCTTGGCTGTAAACCACCACAGTAGCCCATACTGCTGGACAATGGAGCGAGGAGCAACGCAACCTATATTGGGGAGAATCTCCTGCTGGAATCCTGTTGTCGTTAGCCACTGGGTTCTGTCCTGAATTGACGATTTAAGGAACGTCCCGGTGGATTCAGTAAAGCACACAATACCCTGACGATCAGATGTCTCGGCTATTCCAGTGCAGGTTCCGGGAAGATAAAAGGCTCTCGCTTCTGCAAGGTATTCGTTTTCGGTGAATTTGAGTGGATTACCTATATCTGAAGCGAAAATTTGATTTCCGCGACTAACCCAAAGGCGGTTGCCGGACCAAGCCATCCATAGGCCAACCGGCGTCTCGTCCACCCCTTGAATTGGAGTTGTTGATTGTGAACGCGTTGGGTTGAGGTGGCCGGAGTTGCTGCCGTCGTAATAGGCTGCGCGGGTAGCTCCATCTTGAATTACCAGCACCGCATACGGATTATCAAGATACTTAAGAAGCCCAGTAGAGTAGTCGTAATCAGTAAATTTAACACACACCGCCCAAGCAATGAACCTAGAACTTGGAGCAAACTGGATGTTGGGGATAAGCGAATAAGTCTTAAACGGGTATTGCGATACGTAAAGCTTTCCATCTACCGCAGAAACAACCGATGGCGTTCCTGACTTTGGGATAAAGAATTTACATCCTTGGAAATTGCCGGATGGAAGCTCGACTAAGCTTTGTGATCCCGGACGGGTTTGGATCAGTCCGCCGCGATTGATGGTGTTCATCGACATCACGTATTCTCCCGGCCCAAGCCGAGAGGATTGTGTGTAGGAATCCATTCCCATCACGAATGAGTCGTCACCGTCTGCCTGTAAAATCGGGTCGGCCATTTTCAATAGTAGAGACGATCCGAATCGCCTACTGGCATACCGTCAGAGAAGATGATTTGCGGGGCGTCAAGACCTGGTGGGCGTAGAGCCTCGGCTTCGTTAGACAATAGCTTCATTCCGCTTTGCTCGAAGGCTTGAGCTTGTTCCAGCGCACCATCCAAACTATACTTAACCGACTTAAGCAGAAGAAGTAGCGCCTGACGGTTCTCGATATTGATCCAATCTTGCTCGCCGCGAACCTCTAGGTCCTTCTTGCGATACTTAATCCTGATCCAACTATCGGCCTGAACGCGGATACGACGGTAGCTTGGAGCAGTCTCCCATGGAAGATAGTAGCCGATAAGCGTTTGCGACGCTCCTGTGGACGGACTAATAGCAATCAGCTTAACGGTTCCATTAGTCTCATCCTTGGTGATTCGCTCGATGCGGGCAATAGCAGGAGCCGCTGAATTTGGTTGTGAGAACCCAAATACGGTCGGAACCAAGAACCCGTCTTCAAGAACGCCATTGGCACCTGCGGTATAGATTCGCTTTCCGCTATCATCCCAACCGTAAACACGAACAGCCTTGCCCGTATCTTTAGCGTTGTTCAACTCAGCAATCAGGATGACCGGGGCCGCTGGATCACGAAACGTGGAAACCGGACCCATCTCGTCGGCATACCTAAAAGGCACATCGTCTTGGATTCCCGGCCCATTGATGTTGAATTGGAACCATTGGTCCCTAATGAGGGACGGAAGCCCTTTATTGCTAATGGCCAGCACCGTAGCTACATCTGCGGGAAGGGTTACGCACCCATCACAAACAGTCAGGTCCATCAATCCTAGAGTGGAATCGAATTTTCCTTGGTTGTTTGCAAGGCGCACGGCGTCCGAAATGCGACGGAATACCGTGGCATTGTCGCACTTGCCAAGGACGCTCTTGGCCTCCTCTAGGATATTTTGGACTAACATTTGATTAGATTAAGCATTCCACCAATAAGAGCCATCGAATACGAGGCTCAGTGATGTTCCTGCTGCTGGTGTAACTGCCGCCTTGATGTTTCCTCCGGTAAGGGTTGGATTGCTTGCAAACAGCAATCTTACCTGTCGGCCAACCCACCCGCCATTGATGGTGTTGATTGTGGTGTTTCCGCTGATGTTGATCGTATCATTCCAAGGCAGTGAGATCGTTCCGCCAGAAGCTACCGTTGGGATCACTGTGGATGCGGCAGGGTCGCTTGTCCCAGTAAGGAATTGGTTGCCAGACGACGTGATGATAGCAGCCGCATCAATTGCGGTATTAAGCGCCAAGACAGGAGCCGTTGCGCCAGCAATCATGCAATCAGAGATGTGCACGCCTGTTATTGGCCCATCAAAGACAAGCCCGTATTTGCAAACAGTAAGCGGGGATGCAGCAAAGTTATATGACGCAGGGCATCCAATCTGGCTGCCTTTAATCCTTAGTCCCTTGCAGATTACATGCGCTGGATTTCCGTCGGAATAGACGTAAACTCCTTTTGCGTCAGCATCTACGAGCGAACCTCCGCCAACCATTCCGCTGATTGAGATGCCAGCGGCCTGCTCGATCCAGACTTCTCCAAGCTGCGAGCTTGTTGAGTCTCCTGAATTACCCGACGAAAGGATGTTGGATATATCAATGCGGTTCGTGGAATAGCACGTCCCGTCCTTTCCTCCTCCGGTAATTAGCATACTGATGCGCCCAATGTCGATATATGTTCCAGATATGGTCCACCCTGAAATTGTAAATGCGTCACCGGAATTTCCGTGGGCGCGTCCGTCGAAGTAGAATGCGGTTGATAGGGCAAGCGTTGGGTATCCTGCGGCCTCAACGAGACCACCGATCCAAGAGCACTCATTTGTTGAGCCAAGGCTATTATCAACCAGCACGGAGCAAGGAACCGTCATTGCGTAGGCCGCAGTTACGTCGGCTGAGGCGTCTGCGCCGGGGTTGTCCGCTGATACAGCAGTCCCGGAAATCGCAGTAACGCGAAAGTATCCATTGAATTGGCTTGGCGTTGCGCCATCAACCACGACGTAATCTCCAATTTGGAACGTGTGGCCATCAATGCCATCAATAAAACACGATCCGCTCGTAATAGTCATTGAGGTTGGTTGTGCGCGGAATCGTGTTCCAGCGCCAGTTACGCTGCAATTGGACCACTCATGCCCGGTGGCTGTTCCAGTGAGCCAAATCGGAGGAAGCACACCCGGTAACTTTCGGTCGCTAAGGAGAGCGGTTGATTGGATATTGCAGTTTGTGGCTTTTGCGGAGCAATTAACCATCTTAATGCAGCAACCGCTGTATTCGTTATTGGTAGTTCCGCTGGCAACGAATAGATTTGTTGCGTGGAGATTCGCACGAGTGAAGCTCATGCAGTCATACATCGAGAACACGCTAACATCGGTCATTACGATTCGTTCAGCGGCCTCAAATACCAGAATCGGGCTATTTAGAGCGCGATTACCATAGTTCTTGAATGCAACGCCGGAGATGTATCCGGGGCCCTTCAAGCTACCTCCACCGGGGAACCAGCTAAGGATTGGCTGGGTATTATTGCCAACGAGGAAGTTTTGCAGTCGGCTTTGCTCGGGACCGTCACCAACGATTGCAATAGTTGGGTTGTTTGCAAACGCAATGCTTAGGTTGCGAACGCCCCAAAGTCCCGCAGGAACATAAACGGTTCCGTTCTTTTTGGCTGCGGCAGCGTCAATGGCTGCTTGGAACGCAAATGAGTCATCAACATACGCTTGTCCCGTTCCGGTTGTTGCTCCATTGGCGATGAACGCGGTTCCGGGGGTATTGTCGGCTGCGCCAGCGAGGACGAAGTTGGTCGTTCCACCGCCGGTATTCTTAACAACGTAATGGTTTCCCGCAACCATCTCGGTTGCCAGAACATAACCCTGTGCGCCGTTTACGGTGGATGTGTCGCTTCCGACTGCACCATAGTCCTTTACATTAAAAACGTCAGGAGACTGCCACCTCATGTTGAGGGGGCTTGAGATAGAGCCAGCAATCGACTTAACAAGACGACCATTGAGTGGGCCTGTGGATGGAACACTTGATCCGCCGCCAGCACCGGCAGCCGTAATCATAATGCTTCCCGGCCCATTGGTGATGGTGATGTTGGTTCCCGCTGTAAGCGTTGCCTTAGTCAGCGATCCATCAATGGAGTTGCCGATCAGCAGCTCTCCATCGGTATATTCGGATTGGCCGGTTCCGCCATTCTCTGTTGGGAGGACCGATCCGGCTACGGGAGCGGTAAGGTCTTCCTTTGTGATGCGCACATTACGGCCACTGGCATCCTGCCAAATTAGAATCCTGTCGTCGGCGGCAGCCTCGGTAACGAGAGGGTAAACAGAAGAGTCGTATTGTGGCATTATTGGATTACGGTTAAAATTACCTTGTCGTTGTTATCGAGTATATCGTAGCAGTTGCGGTCCTTGAGGTTAGCCGTAACTGAAAACTTCTTTGCTGCGTCGGGATTGTAGGTGGTTGTGAACGCCTCTCCGGGGCATGGGCCTAGGGGAAGACTTGGAGCATCGCAATCAACCTCTAGTTGGGCAGGGACGCATTGACCTTGTTGGGTGAGCGCATTGATCGTTACCGTGGCGAATGTCTTGATTCCTACGTGGCCAACGAGAGCGGGGTCGGCATCAGGCGTTCCGGGACCACCAACGGGAACTGTTTGATCGTAGCCGAGATAGTATCGTCCAGACTGGACCCAATCTGAATTTCCCACCGCATCTCCCGATCCAAGTGTTGTCGTTGGTGCGCAATCGCTTCGCATGTATTGCGATCCAGTTGGCTGCGGAAGGATGCTTGCGGCGACTTCCCCAATCGCGGCATAATCGTCTGCGGTTACAACGCCATCATTATCGTAGTCGGCCTCAAACCCACCGTAGGAGTATTGGACGTAGTAAAGCTCAACCTCGTAGGTTCCCGGAGGAGGAAGCGTTGTAAGTGCGCGGTTGTTGTTGTTCGTCTCCTCCGTGCCCATCAATCCGTCTACCGATCCATCAAGGAATTTGCAGCGCAGCTTGTAATACGTCTTGCCGTCCTCTGCGTAGAGATTGGCCTGACTTGAGATGATTGGACGCTGGGTATCGTCAAAGGTGTAGGACGAGAGCGTTACCTTGTAAGGGTAGGCGTATTGGTCGAATCCGTCTATCGTTGTGTGGTCTACGTGATAAGAGCCAGTCCTTACGTTGTTTACGCGCGTATTGTAAAGTAGCGTTACGCGGTCAATCTCCTCTTGGTCGATCTTACCGTCTTGATTGTAATCGGCTGAATGGTAGGTTGATAGCGTTACAGCAACCTCTGGATTGCGAGCGGTATCAGGCGCAAATCCATCAATCGTAGATGGGTCAACCTTGTAGCATCCAGAGCGCAGTCCTGTTGCGGAATACTTCGTATTAAACAGCACGATTGTCCGAGTAAGCTCGGGTGCTCCAATAGCCCAATCGTGATCGTAATCTGAAGAGTGGTAGCCCATTATTCTGATTCGTCCTCCATTTCATCCTCCATCTCGTCATCGGATTCTTCGCTCATCTTTTCCTCTTCGATCTTATCCAGCTCTTCCTCAAGTCCCTTGGTTGACTTGGCCTTTCCTTCTGGCGTGATGTCCATTACCTCGATCTCGAATGAGCAGGTATCGCGCTTCTTGTCGTGCTTAACCATCGAAACCTTCCCTTTCCCGGTAAATGCAAACTCGCCATCAGGAAGACCCTTGAATCCTTTTACGTCGCTGACGTAGAGAGTCGGGTAGATGACTTTATCGGATTTTGCTGGCGACGGTGCCTCAATTGAGGCTGAAATCTTTGATCCTAAGTTCATCTTGTTGATTGTTTTCTAACTACTCCTGTTTTTGGTAAATGCAACACTAATCACTTCTGGATGGTTTGCATTATGAGATAAGCAACCGAAAGACCTCCTGCGCCAATGAAGGCCCAAAGAGCCTTTGCGGCGATTCCTGCACCCTTTACTTGGTCTAGGGTGGATTCGATTGCGCGGATTCGGGCCTCCCTTTGCTCCTCGCTCTTCTTTAGCTGCTCAACGTCACGGGCTAGCACTAGGCATGAGCCGGGCGCTGGGCACGATGTCTTGCTGGCGAGCGCCTTTTGGTCTGCCCTTACCTCTTCAATCTTCTTATCCATTTCGGTGAGGCGATAAAGGATCACTTCGATGTCGGATTGGCTCATTTGTCGGCTGTTGCTTTGTTAAGCGCCTTCCTTGCCTTGGATGCGGCAGAGTGAAGCGCGGGACTAACGATTGAGTTTACTACGTTGGCAGCGGACTCAAATGCAGGATTAAAGTGGGCTAGAAATTGAAGGATTTGGCCTAGGAAATAAAGGAATAGGAGCCCGCCGGCGATCCAGCATAGCTTAAGGAACTTATCGGCTATCGCTTCCTTCTCGCGGGCATACTCTAGGACCTTCTTTTCGGCCAGTTCTAGCTTATGGTCCTTTTCGGCTAGATCGTCGGAAAGCTTTGCTAGTTGGCTTATTCTCTTGGAGTTCTCCTGATTGGCCGCAGCCCTGATTTTGTCGTCTAGCGAAGTTTGGCGGTCTATCAGGTTCTTCCACCCCTCCTCATTCACTACGGTTGGGCTACCGAAGATTTGGACGGCAATGTTCTTTGCCACCCTTGCGTGCTGTTGGGCGACGGACAAAGCATTGGGGTTTCCGGCTATTGCTGAGTCTACGGCAAAAGCCGTCTTGGACACCTCTTCCACAAGCCCGTCTCCTGCCGATTCCTTCGCTTTTAAGACGTTTTCTTGGGCCGTCTGCTCTCTTGTGATGGGTGAGCCAAATGGACGCCAAGGAATCCATTGGCAACCGGCTGAAAAGCCTAGCCATAGACACAAAACAACTATGGCTAGGCGCTTAACCATTAGCTCTTGAAGTCAACTACGTTGTCGGGAACAGGAGCGGGGGCCTCGACGGGAACCAGCTTAGTCAGCACGGCCAATGCTTGCGCAATGGTTTCATGCTGAGCGCGGGTTCCGCGATACTCCAAGGATGCTGCCGTAACGATCTCTAGTGCTTGCTTATTTGTCATATTTGTATTGGTTTTGGATTACCCCAAATCAAGCAAAATAGGCTTATTGCAAATGTCAAGCAGAAGGCTCAACTGGAGCAACTGGAGCGTTCTTGGCGTCCCATGCGCTACGGATGGCCGCAAGGATGGAGAGCACCCCCTCAACGGGAACCGTAGCGACAAACGCGTTGTTGGTGTCGAGTTGCGCGGGTCCAATTGCTTCATCGGCAGGATCGAAGCGCTGGACGTTGGGATAGATGGTCACGGGAAGCGAGCCATCGGCATTAAGAGTGACCTCGCATTGCGCGCGGCCAATGGTGGTAACGGTTGTTACGCCGTTCTTGGTGGTTACGGAGAGGGCTCCGTCGGTGTTGAGAGACATAGTGGTGAAGTGGGTTGAGGGTTACACGGCTGCGCAGAGCGCGACCGCGAGACTGAGGATGGCGATGATGTTTTTCATGCGGTGGAAGAGTGGATGCGGTTACTTAGCGACCCAGCCAGTATTTCCCGCGCCGGATTCTTTAACGTAGAGCGTGGTCGAAGCGCCGCCGTCCGTGCGGGTGTAGAGCGAGCCGACAGGTGCGGTTTTGACCGACTCGGGAGAGCCGGTGCCGGAGGTCCATGTTGCGGTGGTGCCGGATACGCTCACCGCGCCCGCGAAGGTGGCGGCTCCGGTGGCTCCCGTCACAGTGAACACGTCCGTTCCGTCTCCAAGAGCAGAGTCGTTTACCGAAAACTTTCCGCCGCTGCCTGCCGATATACCAGCAGTCACCCAGCCGGGCTTCGTTGCGTGTGAATGACCATAGGCCACGAGAGCGCCGCCGAACGTCGCAGACCCGCCGCCAGCTTGAAGGATAACTCGTCCGGCGTAGGTTGAGCTAGAGTTCAGCAATGCGATATATCGCGTGTTGGTGCCGTCGGCTATCAAACTGAGGTTCCCCCCAAAATAACTCGGCCCGCCCGACACCGTGCTCAGGCCGAAGTTGGCGGACCGAAGACCTCCCGTGTTGACTCCGGTGGCGGTTGCTCCGCTGCCCGTCGCCGCTACGGTCAAGCCGCCTGCGGTGGACGCCATGTCGGTCGTGGTGCCGATGAGGAGGTTGCCGGTGGAGGTGAGCCGCATCCTGTCGGGATTCGCGCTTGCAAAGCTCGCGCCGCCCGAACCGAAAACGAGGTCGTCACGCGCACCAATGAAAAGGTTGTTCGCGCTCCCCGTGCCAGTGTAGGAGTAGAGGCCGCTGAGGTAGTTTCCGGACGTGGGGTGGGAGAACAGCCAAGCCGCGCCTCCCGTCACAATATCCGATGCGCCCGTGTATCCCGCTGCTGAATCCATGCGAACGGCGCGAGTGTTAATCGACAAAGTGCCTACCCCATTCGCCCCGCTCCCCAACACCAACGACGCGCCCGAGTCTCCACCTGTCAGCGTAGCCGCCTGCCCGGTAGCCCACGTCATCGCCCCCGTCGTGTCCGCGACGGTCACGGCGGAGTTTTGGCCTAGCTGACCCGTGGTTCCATTAAACCTCACAATAGCATTATCGGTGGCCGATCCGGGGCCGTTGAAACTACCGGAACCAGAACCAGCAGAACTCCATACTGGGTCGGCTGCCGCGCCTTGCGTAGTTAGAAATTGCCCAGACGTTCCGGGGGAGAGCATCTCCCAGTCTGCGACGGCGCGAAAAAGAATAGCCCCGTGATCCGTGGATAACTGATTCAGAACACCTTGAACATCCGTCCCGATTGTGACATCTCCGGTCGCAGCGGAAAGCGTAATTCCGGGATCATTTATCAGGGAGGTCACTCCACCTCCGGGGCTGTCGGCAATTTGCGCAGTATTTTCAGTTATCTTCGCAAGCAGATTAAAATCGCGGTCGTTTGAGCTTGGGTATTTTCCGGCCATTTTAGTTATATTTTCGGTTCAGACCTTATGGTGATGCATCCACAATAGATGCGGTGTAATAGGTAATCTTCTTTAACAGAACGTCTTCTGGGTCATTCCAGCTAGGCGGATTGAGCCCGGTTACTCCTGCGGTAACAGCCCGGTCATACCAATTCCATGCCATCTTCTTAATGAGCGTGTAATCAGTATCGGTAGAGGTTGGATATGAGCCCGCCATTTTTGTAGTATTTACTATCTCTAAAGAGCCAACCGGGGATTCCGGTTAGCTCGAAGAGATCGCAACTAGCTACGCACTAAGTAGTTATACTTAGAGCGTTTGGTCCGTCACCGAAACACAAGTCGAGTCGGACAGGCCGAGGTCAACCGCGCAACGCTTGTAAAGGACTGGGATAACACCGTGAGGACGGCGAGCTTGGATAGCGCGCTCGATCTGGTAAAGGTGGTATCCGAAGTCACCGAACGGATTGCAGGTGTTGTCGATGATGTTCCTCCACAGAAGCTCACCCATCGTGAACTGGGGTTCCCACTTGAAGGTGCCCTCACCAACATAGCGCTCAGGAACGAGACGACGGAATGCGCCCTTGGAGACAAGGAAGCCAACCTCATACAGCGCGGTTTCCCATGCTGGATTGGTGAGGTTCTGGTAGCCGTAGTCCGTAGCTGTCTTAACGAGAGGCTCGATCAGAACAGGGAAGCCAGAGCCATTGACCGTGTTGAAGCGGAGGGGCTGTTGGTCGATAGCCAGCTTGATGCCGCGATACGGATAATCAATGAAGGCGTATTTCTTGAGAGCATCACCAACGCCCTTGTCGTTACCCGTAACGAAGGCAAGAAGCTCCTGCTTGAGACCGGCCTGATTGCGCAGGCTCTCGGTTTGATCCGAAGAGCTGATGAACACAAAATGCTGGCCTGCACCGTCACCGAAGAACTCGGGGGAGAGGTTGTCGCGCATGTAGTTGGACAGCGCCACAAGGAACTTGTGGGTAACGGGAGCGGTAGGAACGCCGCCCTTGAAGTTGACTGCAACCTCGTTGTAACCACCGCTCAGCACTTGGCTAAGCTGGGTTGCATTCGAGTAAAGAACAGCCTTTACGCCGGACTTAACAAGGAGCTGGTTGCGGTTGTCCGCAGACATCAGCGACTTGATACCGTCCTTAAGGTTCTGGCCAGCTACGTTAAAGGACTCAATAACGGAGTTACGAGCTTGCTTAACGCAGATGGTTGGACCCTTGCCGCGCATGTTCTCAAGGCGGGTAGAGAACTTGGTTTGACCAAATTCAGCCGCCTCGCCGGTAATGCCGCAAGAGCTGATCGCCACGTCGAATACGGGCTGAACAAGGCTCTGGTTGGTAACTACACGGCCAGTAACGAGGGTTTCGATGGTGTCACCCGCATTGGATTGCGTGGTTCCGCCGTCGAATACATTGGAGTAAGGATCGTTCAGAGCAATGAATCGGATGATTTCATTGCGGAGAATTGGATTCTGGGATGTGATCCCCGAATTGTAATCTGCCGCATCGAGCGTGCAGGTTGATGGAAGTGCCATTGTAGACTAGATAAGTTTTGTTGTCCGGTGACTTATCTGAGCGGAAGTGCGCAAACTCGTCATCGGTGAATATATGGGTTTACCCCATCCTATTCCCGGCGACGGAACCTCTAACTGCGCCTTCGACGCGACCCGTGAAGCAGGGTTATCGGGCCGAATCTATCCCTGCGATTTGGACAAATGCCACTAACTTACAGAAAGTCAACTCTTTTTTATAACCAGCCATGACTTAACATCATCATCGACGGTCACATGGAGCTTTAGGTTGTGCTCGCGAACGAACTCGTCAACAGCCTCGGTTACACCGCAATCAAATACGCCGGGAACTGACTTATGGAGGTAGTCGTGGCCTGCAAGGATGCCTCCGCGCTTAACGGTTGGCCACCAAATAGCAATGTCTTCCTTTACCGATGCATAGTCGTGCTTGGCGTCGATATATACGAAATCAAAGCGCTCCAATGGAGACGGAAGGATAGAGCCGCGTTCCTTGCTGGTTTGCCTGCAAAACCAAGCCCTTTGCCCGAACTTAGATAGCCTTGCCTTGGCCGATTCATAAACCTCGTTAAAATCGTTCTGCTGGGTTCCGTCGAGATATTCCTCCCTCGATTGGTTGATCCAAGGATCGACAAGAAATAGTCTGTAGCCATTCCATGAGTTGAGGATGGTTTCGGCGTTCTCTCCGCGAAATACGCCAACCTCTACACCTTCTTCGGTTAGGCCCATGTTGTTGAGCAGCGCGCCGAAGTCGTCCCTTTTGCGAAGGATTGTATCGGATAGAAGGCGCGCACGGACGCACTCAATGCCCCTCATGTCCTTTGGTCCGTGTAACCACACGGGATATAGCGCTTGCCCGTAGAGCGGGTTTCCAACGCCACCATAGCGCTTCTCGGCAAATAGCCATTCACACCCCCTCCATTCGTTGTATCCCGGCTTTCCAAGCCCGTAGTCAGACCAAATAAGTTTAGATGGTGCTGCATTTGGCAGGATTATGTCAGATAGGTCAACGTCCCAGCCCCGGCTTCCCGGCATCATTATTCTCTTGTTCTTCTTCCAGAACGTTGTGCTGATGATACAGTTTCCGTTTACGTGGTTGGCGCACCCGTCAGAGCGGTCGAACCACGCCCCCAAAATGTCTTTTCCGCACTCCTTCCACTCCTTGATTAGCATATTAAGCCAGTCCTTGTGGAGCGGAACGCAGTCGGCTTCGATAAATAGGACTCCCGTCGCATTTACTCTTCCAGACCTGACCAGCTCTATGCACTCAACGATTGATTCGCGATACAACCCATTGGGTCCTGCGGGCCATCCGGTCTCATGCTTGCGGCCTTTGAACTTACGGACATTGAATTTCTCTGACGCGTAGGCTATCGTTTCCTCGTCAAATGAGGCATCGAAGCGTGCGCTGAATAGGAATGTAACGTCCGTGCGTTTAATTGGCTCTAAATCGGCCAGAAGACGCGCTAGGGCCATTGCCTGAGCTTTATCGCCCTCCCAAAACATGAGGTTTAGAATGAGGCTCATCCTAGATATTTTTTGATTTCCCGCTGGTTTTCTGGGCTGCGAACACCCGTATAGCTCCAAAGCTGCAATACCTTCTTGTTCGGATCGCTAGCCTCTTCGTCGTAGCCGCGATTTATGAAATGATACTCGTCTTTGTGCTTTTCTAAAGCAAACGCTCCCAATGAGTTGAACTCTCCTAGTGACTGCGGAAATGAATTTTTCTGCTTGAGACAGTAGTTCTCGAACGGGATTACGTGAATCTTCTCTATGTAGTCGCGAAGCTCTCGGTATAGCCACCGGCAATGGACGGCGGGATGGCGGCACATCGTCTCGTAGTCGCAGTTGAACTTGAGTGTTCCCTCGGTTACTTCCTTCCAGTGGAATCTGCCTGCGTGATACTTCTTGATTGATTCATATGGCTCAATAAGAAGAACCGGCTTGTCGTCTACAAAATAGTCCTCCGGGGTGGCTGGCGCGATCCACAGGCTATCCGGGTCCATATGCAGGACATGAGTTGCGTTCGGATGGAACACATCAGCATACATCTTCATTGCCAGATGGTGAACAAACCCCTTTCCGGGATACTCGATAAAGTTCTTGATCCACACCGGACAGTCTGGCGTGGAGTAGCGCTTCTCAAGCGGCAGGAATTTCTCTACGTCTACCGTCGGGACCACAATGGTTACTCCGCTAAATCCGGTTGTGTATTTTCTGAATGAGCGAAGCGAGTAATCCATCCACTCCAAATCGCGGGCGAACGTCGTGTAGTTAACCTCCACCCTGCGCTGGTCTTTGGTTATGACTTCACGCATAGGTAGTCTTGCAGGGCTAAACATGCACTCAATAATGCATCCTTGCGTTCGATTGCGGCTTCCCCGTAGATGATGTGCCCAACGGGGTCGTGGAAGGAAAAGGCCGATCCTTGGCCTTCCTTGGTTTCCTCCTTGATGGCTATGCCCATTAGGCGGGCGGCGCGGCATAGGTTTCCGCACAGCTCAAATTTATCGGCTTCGCTCATATTAAAGGATTCCTTTCTTCCTCAACCAGCAATAGATGCCCCAGATAGGCCAGCGAGCCCAGATTGGCTTGTAGACCTTGCAGTTTCCGCCGACTACGGTTGGGTAATCGGAGTTGATTACACGCACGCGAACAGGCTGACCATCGGTGCGGGTTACATTGATTAGCTTAACATCGGTTACTGGACATTGGCATTGTGAGCTAAAATTGCCCAAATCCACATCGCAGTTTCCTTGTCCGGGAACGATTCTAACATCATCAAGCGCAATATCGTGGCAACCACCCTTAATAGTTACTGCATTCTGCAATCCAGAATAGAGCGTGCAGTTCTTAACGGTGATGGTTTCGCATAGGCGATTCATGTCGATGACATTCTCGCGGTTCTTTCCATCTCCCGTTACGGTGCTATCCTCGATGCCGCAGTCGATTGCGTGAGAGAACTTAAGGATGTCGTCAAACGTGGCTGGGTCCAGTCCTTCGCTGGCCGGTGAAATGACGCAGTTCTTAAGCGTCTTTCCGTTTACATCTGAGATGGAGATGTAGTTGTTGTCGGGTTTTGTCATTTTAGTGCTTTGTGTTTCTTCCGTGATAGGGGCGATCTCCGATATGCATAGCCTCTATATCGCAGTCAAGGTAAGTTTGAATGCCGAGTTCTTTTGCGCGGAGGCAGAATGCTACGTCCTCTCCCTCTTGGACTTTGCGGGGCGTAAAGTAGCCGTTCCAGCTATCTGCTGAGCGACGCTTGAGTTCGGGCCACTTGCCTCCTTCGATTGCCTTATCCATCTCCTCGATAACCCAGCGCTTGATGCGAACGCCCCCCGTCCCAACCCAGTCCTCCTTCTTGAGCCCCGTGTATTCGTGCATGTGGAGCTTGGTGTTCTCTGCATCAGACGAGAAGCCGGATGCACATTGGGCCTTTCCTGCGTCGTGGCGACCGAAGTAGAGAACGCCGATGATGCCATACTCGTCGGGATGGGACATGAGACGACTGATGGTATTGATGCCGGCAAGCCTATCTGGCAGATTGGCTCCCATTGCTCCATTATACCAACCCGGACTTCCGCATGGGAACGCCATGTCATCATCGAACATCATAAACGTCTCTGCCTCGGTCTTCATTCCATTATGGATAAGTGACGAGCGGGCTTCATAAATAAGCGTCCGCTTCCTCATCTCCATCGAAATCTTCTCCGGGCCATACCGTGCGTAGTTTGCGAATAGCGAATAGTGGGTATCCGCGTTGAATGAGCGGTAGACTGGAAGCAGGATACGTAGCTTGCGCCCTTGCCAGTCGGTCAGCATGTCGGGAATGGGCGGGCTCGTTTGATCCTCTGACAATACCAGCTCAATAGCCGCGACAGATGGATTGGTCTTGTCGTTAAGCCAATTACTGACAGTCCCGATAGAGACCCCGAAGTAAGAAGCCGCCTCCTTTACTCCAAGGGTCTCTATTTTGTTTTTTATCCTTTGTTTTAGTCCCATAGCGCTTATTAGAATGTCGGAACCTGCTCGCCGCTTTCGATGCGAGAGAGTGCTTCATCAAGCGATGCCGGAAGCTTGGCCTTCTGTGGAACAGCGCCAGAGCTGCCTCCGCCTGCAATGGAGCCGGACTTTACTGTTGTTCGGGAAGCGTTCTTGAACTTTGCAAGCGATTCGCGCTCTGCCGATAGGTCCGCCTTGAGCTTGGTATTTTCGTCAAGCAGCTTGGCGGTGCGGCGGCGCTCAGCGTAGTAGGCCACGGAGTCCTCAACGACACCCAACATCGAAGGAATATCCTTAACGTTGAGGTTCTTATTGAGGAGACTGGCGAGCTGCTTCTTGTAGGCGTTGGACTCCTTGATTTCCGCTTCCTGCTCAGCGGTTGCCCCGACTGGAATCTCTTCCGGCTTAAGCCACTCGCGTTGGGTAACTGCGGTTGTCTTGAACTCTTCGATTAGGCGCTTGGCGTCCTCAAGGCCCTTCTGTTGGGCCTCCTGTTGCTTTACAGCCTCTTCGTCGCGGGACTTGAAGTAGTCCGCCGCGCGCTTGGTCTCCTCCTCTAGAAAGCGTTTCTTTTCGCGGTCTAGCTGAATCTGCTCCATCATAGCTGCTTCAAGCTGCTTGCGTTCAAGCATCGGAAGGGCTGACATGATGTTCTCTGCCGCCTCGCTTGCTGGAATGGTGGTCGAGGCCCCATCTGCGCCGCGAACCGCGATGGGTGTTTGGGAGTTGGCGAACTTAGACCAGCCACCTTCATCTGCGATCAGCTTAAGGAGGGCGGGGGATGCTTGGCGCTTGGTGAGAATCTCCGTGATATTCTTCTCGGCATACTCAACGCGAGAGTCGAACTTGGTCTTAACCTCTGGGTCCTTGTCCAGCTCATAGCGGCGACGGAACATGGCCAGCTCGTCCAGCTTAGCCTTAACGGCTGCATCTGTCTCGGGATTGACTGACTTAACCTCGGAGAGTTGCTTCTCAAGTTCGGCCAGCTTGTTCGCTTTTTCTGCTGCTTCCTTCTGGGTAGTAGCGACAGTCTCCTCTAGCTTCTTGGCCTTAGTCCATAACGCTTGGATGCGCTTGGCGGTCTTTGGCTTATCGTGCGGAAGGACTTGCAGCTCTTCCTCGGTTGGGGCCTCGGGGTCAACCTTAGCCTCTTCCTTCTTTTCAGGCTCAGGCTTAACCTCCTCCTTCTTTGCGGGGGCTTTAGGCGCGGTCTTAGCAAGCAGCTTTTCGCGGCTAACCTCTTCTTCTGCCTCATTTTTAGCCTCCTGCGTCTCGGTAAGCTTAGCGTCAAGCGATTGTGCTTCTGGCGTCTTGGCGACCTCAAGCGGCTCTTCTTTAGAAGGCTCTTCTTTGATCTCGGCGGGCTGCTCCTTTGCCTCCATGCGAGTCTTAATCGCTTCGTCAATGGGCTTGCCTTGTTCGGCCAGCGCAAAGATGTCGTTGAGCATCCTGCCGGATTCGCTCTCTACGACTTTCCCGTTAGTGGTAACGATGTCTACCGGAGGCTTCTCCGGGACGATCTTAGTTGATTCAAACATATCGGCCATAGTGGTTCTTTGTTATTGTAGTCCCTTATTGAGCAATTCTTCGTCTCCAACCTTCTTGTTGTCGTCCGCTTCTGCAATATCCAGCAATTTATCAATGCATTGTGTATAGCCCTGATTGACTCCTGCGGACATGATGATGGCGGTTGCGTCTGCCCCCGCGATACTTGGTGATGTGGCGCGCAAGTGGGCGATCAGTTCGATGCCCTCTAACGTGCCTAGAAAACTGCGCAGCTTAAGCGCTGCGGCTTTGCGTAGCTCATTACTCATAAACTTTGTTTTAGATTGCGCCTTGCGGCTGCTCTGGAAGCGGTGCCTGACCCGGCTGGACTCCTGCCTGCTGTTGGGCATTTACCACTAGCTGTCTTTGTTTAATTGCCTCGATAGCTTTCTCTGCCGAGGCTAAAAATGCCTTCTCTGGATTGATTTGGTCGTCTGGAATCATCTTCTTATTTACGCCTTGGCTCCAATGGGCTGCGTAATGTTGAAGCGCCACTTGGGCTACATCTGCGTTGCCCGATTTGATTACCGACATGAGACCGGGCTTAAGCGTCTGCATGTGAACCCAATCGTTGTCGTTCTGCAACGTTGGCGTAGGCTGGCCAAGCATCAGCGAGGCATTCTCGATAAGCTGGGCGCGTTGAGCCGCGATTTGATCCGATTGGTCTCCGTCCGGCAGAACGATTGATTGGATGAATGTCTCGTCTCCTGATCCTTCTGCCATCACACGAGCGAGGGCAGATTGCTTAAAGAGGGGATTTCCAATCACGCTTGCCGCGAATGCGGCGCGCTTCTGGGCCGCAAGGTCAGTAAAGCATAGGATGGACTGGACCGGGGTATCGTTCTTAAGCAGCTCAAGCTCCTCGGTTGTGAGAACTTCGCGGAGACGTTTAATAAGGGCAACGGCCTTTTCATCTGGCGACTCTTCATCGCATAGACGGCGCGTAATAGCGCGGACAAATGGGGCAAACTGAATGAGGAACGTCTCAAGCATATCCTCGCGAAGCTCTTGCTGGTCAGATACCTTGGCGTTGATTTGCGACGCCTTAATGTCGGACGGCTGAAGCGGGATGGGGGGAATGAACGAACCGATCTTCTCTCGGGCAATCTGGCTTAGTTTCTGGTCAAGCAGCTCGTATCCCTGCACGTCCTGCGGCATTGCGGCTGTATTGCCTGCGAACTGAGCGCCGGACACGATCATGGTGTCGGAGGTGACATTAAGCTTAACGTCATTGACGTTCTTTGCTTCCGGCACCTGCAACTTCATCTTGTTAGTCATGCGCAGGTTATCAACCGAGTCGCAGCGAACTCGCTCAACCTGAACAGCCATATCGTAGAGGATTTGGCCTACGCCCCATACGCCATGCAGCGTGCCATCGCCAAAGTCATAGGCGATAGTGGAAACGCAGTCCTCCATCGAATCAAATTGATCTAGGCTCTCGTAGAGCAAGCAGTAGTCGTCTCCGCCGTTCTTGGCCTTTGGTGCAGCGGGGCTATTAGCTTGATCTCCAAGAATCACGTAATGGGACACCTTGCCGGTGGTCTCACGGGCGAAGAGATGCCAAGTGCTGATTACCTTGTAGCCCTTGGAATAGGCGAAGGTCCATGTAGCCTGACGGATAAGCTCGGTGTAGGAGCGGGCGTTGGGATAGGTGGAGTCTACGGCTGGCGTAGAGGCGTTGTTAATGGCCGCGACCACGGCCTCCTCTTGCCATTCATCTCGTCCGGCCTCTTTGTTTGCTTTGAGCAAGCGAAGCAGTTCATCGGGCTTGTAGTCATACTTCGCCATGAAGAACGCGGGCTCGGTGTCCATAACCTCAGTTCCTTGCGGAACAAAGCCCTTATCCATGCGAAGCAGCGTTGGACGCCACTCATACTTATCAAAGAAAGCGTTAAAGGCGAATCCGAAGGTGGATACCTCACGGGCTAGGCCGCGAACGTAGAAGTTCCATTTCGGCCAAGAACGGATAGCCTTGGTGATTTCCTGCCGGAAGAATCCGGTCTTCATCTCTCCGTCAGCCCAGCCAACAGGCAGGGATGCAGAGGTGAGATACTTGGCGGTCTTGATCGGCATATACAGGCGCGGGGCAACCTGTTTACACTCAGACGCAAGAAAGCCGGTAGAGATGTTTGTTTTCCATCCCTTACCGGCGTTATCTAGCTTCTTTTGATTATATGGACGTTCACCGTTGATTTTGGAGGTGATGCGCGCGGCATTGCTAATGCCCTTCTGCCAATCGTTCTGCATTGTCTCGCAGACCTCCTTCGCCTGACTAGCGTTGGAGATTACGCGATTCTTAACTTCCAGTGAACTTGATACCTCTGGGTCATTTCCAGCGAAGGTATTGATCTGTCCGGGAGATTGTGGTGCTGCTTGATTTGTGCCCATTTCCTTTTGTTGAGGCTACAGTTGTAAACAAGTTGCTTTTGTCAATACAATATCTTGAAAACGTCTACTTTTGAGTAAAAACAGAACAAAACGGATCGTTTTTTGCAATATATTCAAAGATATGAGACCTTAATCTAGGAATTGCCTCATGTATTCTCTTTGGGTCGGCATCCACTTCTATCTCGCGCAGCGGGCGCAGGCGACCATCGACAACTAGCCACCTGCGACCGTCATGTTCAACTATGATGTCGCATTCCATATTATTGCTTTAGAACGAAATACGGAACGCACATACCTTGTGTGGTATGGAACTGACAGGACTCTTTGGAAAAGAACACCGAAATCGCACATTCCTCACCTTCTCCAAAACGCTGCTTGTCGATTACGATTTGGCCATCTGGTTGGTCCATCCACTTGACTAATTGCTCGGTCTTTGTGATCGGGTCCATATCGGTAGCGTTTTGAATCTCGTCCATCTTCTTCTTCTTCATCTTATTGCGCCAAAAGATGATGATGTTAAAGGCGGCGTTGGTGATGTCGGAGGACCCAGCTACGTCGGACTTCGTTGGGACTGAGTATTCGTTGCCGTTCTGGGTCTTGCGTGAGTGGGCGACGAGGATGACGTGGGCTCCCGTGTTATTGCAGAAAGTGGTTAGCTTGTCTACGAAGTCGCGGGCACCAGCGTAGTCCTCTCCCGATAGACCGCACTTGAAGAGCGAGTCGATAACAAATACGTCGATTCCATGGCGTTTACGAGCATACTCCATGGCTTGCATGAGGCGGGTCACGTTGACCGTGCCGATGCAGTCCAAGAAGAACATGGCGTCGTTAATCCAGTTGATGCACCCTTCGATCTCAGCCTTCTCGGAATGTTTCTTTCCGAGAGCGCAGCGGGTCATGTTATAGAGCGTCATACCGGGCTTGATTTCCAGCGACGCATCCATGACCTTGAGATGGTGGGATACGAGGTGTAGCATGAGCTGGTTAAGGCCCGCGGTTTTGCCGTGACCGCTGAATCCAGAGAGGATGGTCAGTTCGCCTTTACGGACACGCCAAGGAAGCGAAGGAGTCCACGGAGTCTCGGTTCCGCGAAGGGACGGATCGGTGTTGTAGTAATCCATCACCTCGGATTTGAAGTCTTCCGGGCGCTTGATTTCATCCAGCTCGATGCCCTTGGCGTCAGCTAGGCACTTGAGCATCTGCTCGCGAGCTAGGCCGGACACCAAGCAATCGTTAGCGTCCTTCTTTGGTAGCGTGACGATGTAGCAGCGGTGGAGGCCGAGGCGCTTGCAGACCTCTAGCGCGGCGGCGCGACCGGGTTCATCCATGTCGGTAGATACGTAGATTTTCTCGAAACGCGCGAGCCACTCCCAATCGACATCAACCCACTCAAAGTCAGATACTCCGTTAGGGATAGAGACGGCGGGAATCTTCCATGAGTTCCATGAAAGCGCATCAATCTCGCCCTCGCAGATTACAAGCTCGGAATCGTTTTCGGTAATGAGATTCTTTCCGTAGAGGCAACGCTTAGTCCCTTTGGTGGTCCAAGTGTCTTTCTTGCCATCAGGACGCTCTAAGCGCAGGAACTTGCGGTGGGCCGTGATCCATCCCTTTTTCTCGTCATCGTAGTCCGCGAAGTTGAAGACGATAGCCTTGCCGTCGTCCGTTTCGCTTATCTTGGAGGATGCGACCACGATAGGGTCGAGCCGACGCTCGCCCACGAGGTAGTCCATTACGGGGGTATTTGTGTCGATTGCGCGCACGCCATTGGCATGGGGCTTGGCGTAGGTCTTTGGCTTGTGGCGCTTGACGCCGAAGTTCTCGTCCTTAACTCCAAGCCAATCCTTTGCCTCGCGGATAGCCGCCGAGAAAGAGACATGACGGACCTTTGACCACAACCAAAGGGGAGTAGCTCCTTTTGAGTCTTTATCGGCAAAGTCGATAAAGCGGCCCGCCGCAGACCCGCTCATGGTTACTTGCAGCGAAGCTCCGGCCTCGCCATCAATACCCCCAACTACCCAGTGATTACCCTTGGCCTTTCCGTTCGGAAGTAAGTGCAGGCAAAGCTCTTCCATTCGAGACAAGAGAAGCTGGTTTACGCTAGCCGAATCATAATTGTTCATGTTATAGTCCCTGCGGGACGTTCCTCCATTGTTTTCCTAGGCAAATTGTAGATACTTGAGTCTGAGTTATTCCGTAGCAATTGGCTATGTCTATCTGCTTTGCGCCAAGTTTCCTGACGATTCTTATGTCGATTACATCTCCCTCGCTCAATCTTGAGTTTCCGTTTCCTGCGCCGGACTGGTCGTAAAGAATCCCGTTTCTCTTCCTGTCTTTTATGTTCTCTGATCGCGTCCCCCAAGCTAGATTCTCGACCCTGTTATCGGTGCATACGTCATTTAGGTGCCTAATCTCCGCCTTGTTAAATGGTCTTTGTCCCAAAAAAGCCTCGGCAACGAGCCTGTGAACCGCGTGGACGCGAACGTATTTTCGGTTCTTCCCTTTGTTATATTTTTCTCCGGGCCTAACTAGGTCAACTAACTTGTGGGCGGAGCACCTAGACCTTGATGTTTTAAGCGGCCTGCCGTGAACTCCAAATACAATTCCGGTGTCGCTAACCGAATACCTTGGGTTGAATAATACTTTAGCTATTTTCATTTTACGAGGGCGTAAGAAATTAAGACCTATTCCAAACCTGAGTTCTGGTTAATTTACCAGACTTTTTAGCGTCTTTCTTGATCTTGGCTAGCTCGGCCTGAATTTCAAGAAGCGTCTTTTCGCCTCTTTGCATTTGGGCTATGAGATTTGCCCTAACATCCATTGAATCCGCAACCTGTCCCGCATTCTCTGCGTCCAAGATTGCGTTTGTCTTATCATAGTTTGCCTCTAAGCGTGTGCGTGTTTGCATATTTCCTTTCGATGTGTGTGTGCTGACGAAATACAGATGAAGGGACCGCGCTTAACCAAGATACGCGATAGACGGGAAAGACTTGAGCCGCAGCCCCAGAGGCAAACAAAGAAACCCCTGCTTGATGATCCGCCTGCCCTATGGCCCCTTCAAAGAACCGACCCAGCATGATGCTTGAGGTTCTGCCTGACTTTCAATTTCGGAGAACGCATCCGGGGTCGTAAGGAAACAGAAGACAGAAATATCTGCCTTATGCAATGAACAAAAACCAAGTTGCTTTGGAGCTTCGTAACCCCTTCTAAGGAGGAAAGTTCTTTGAGATAATGATTCGGTCTCCGGAGTGGATTTCCAATCAAATGCCTTGTTGTGCGGGCATGTCTTGCAGGCCGCCATCCTATCCTCTGCCTCCTTGGTGCTTACAATTGATTTTGGCGGGTTTCTCCATGCTCGTCCTACCCATCTGGCCCACTGCTCGAAATAACCGCTAGATTTCGATTTAACGGCCTTTTCATCAATCAATACCATGTAGGGCCACTTCTCTAGGTAGTAGCGTAGAATCTCTTGATCTGGGTCTCCTGCCGGGAGCATGTTCATTACCCGAAACTCGTAGACCTTCTTGGATAGACGCGAGAAGTCGTCTGCCGTAAAGGTTATACCGTGGGACGGGAATTGGTGGCCGCCGATTGGTCCGCGCTGCTGGTCAGAATTAAGCTTGAGCATTAAAATAGTCGTTTATCTGCTTTTCCACGGGCTCGTTTAGTTCATATATCTTATTCGACACCTCGCGGAGCATATACGCAGGCCAATAGCCCGCGCGCTGTTCCGGGTAAAACACGAAGAACCCATCGACCTCCCTTAGGATTTGTCCGATCTTAGCGCCGTTTTCAGCGAAAGCATCAAACGCATGTTCGTCTATTTTTATGGTTTTCATTCGAGTCCTTCTTTTTCGCCACCGTCATCGCTCATCGAGTCATCGGATTCAACTACAATCGGATTCTTGTAAGGTGTATCGAATTTGATGCTGCCTTCTTGGGTGGTGTTGCGAGACTGTTGCTCGATCAGGCCGGGGAGCACGTCTCCGTTGCGGCGAACGAGCGCGGTGAGCATGATTAAGGCGTCTGCGCTGTCGGGGGAAGCTCCACCATTGCGGGCCTTGTATTGCTCCTTGGCCTCTACCTTTATCTTTCCGCTCTTAGCCGTGGCGTAGCGGCGGCTAGTAAGCTCGGTATTGATTGGGCTAGTCGGGATGATGGGATTGATTAGGATCGCGCAGCAGCGCGGGTCGATCCATCGTCTAAACGTCCACCACATCTCGGACATGATGCCTTCGCATTGGGCGTCCGCGCCGTCCAAGTCCTCGGAGACGATCTTTTGTGACGTAGCCTTCTCGTTCCATGAGATGCCTTGCGATGCTCCCCAAATCTTATTGAGGTGAGAATGGACGCCTAGACCTATAGAGGTCTTGTCGATAATGAGGTTTTCGGGCTTGATATTTAGCATCCGGCAGCGACCAATGATCTCTTCGGCCATCTTAGTCGTGTCGTCGTGCTTAGCCATCGGCAGGATTTGATCTATCTGCAAGACATAGCGCGGTTTATCTAACGCTACGTTCGTCCTGTCCTTGAACGTGGTGAACACGCCCATATGGTTACGCCAGCCGGAAGCGCGGCCCCACCTTGCAACTGCCATCTGCGCGGAGTCCTTGCCCATGAACGCCAAGTCAACCGATCCCATAATTGTAGGTTGGTCGATAAAGGTGCATTCCCCACGAGCTTCGTTGGGCCAGCCGGGAGGAATGAGGGTATTGATCGAGCCCTTCATCGGAGGCCAGCCGCGAGCGAAACATGAGTAGTTGGCCGACGAATCTCCACCTGCTTTCAGGTAGGACATGAAACCCTCGTAGGTTTGGAGGCCCTCGTAAATCTTCTTCTTTTGGATTACATTCTCAGACTTAGCTGCGTCCAAGCGACATACGCGCCAATCGGCCTTGCTCACCCAATCGTAGAGCGTGTCCATGTCCTCCGAGTTCCAGCCTTGTTCCGGCTCTGCCATCTGGACGACGAGCTGGGATGTGGACTCTGGATTAAAGGCTACTACCACCTTGATAAGCTCGGCTCCGGTCTTGGACGCGACGAGAGAGTTAAAGTCCTTGAACGGACCGCCCGGCCAGTTCTGGCCTTCGTCCCCTAGAACGCGCAGGCGTGACATTACTCCGAACTTAGGGTGGCGTTTGGTGCGGACAGGCTTGGCTTTGTAGCCCTTGAATTGCCCGGATGTTTCTTGGGATTGCTTGAATGCGATACCCGAGATTCCAAACTCGTAACCGGCTTCCTTTACGCCCATCCAAAGATCGGAGTCGCGGACCTGAATATCGTAACGCGACGGGATTAGGCAGTTGCGATAAAGCGTTGCTACGTGAGCAAATAGATTCTTGCGAAGGTGATCCTCGTTAATGGCAGCTAGCTTGACCGTTGTGTAGAGCGGATCGCGGAGGTAATCGAGAAGCATGAACGCTCCCGCACTGTAGGTCTTTGACATCGAGCTTGCGCCGATCAGGAGGATTGTTGAACCCTCTCGTAGAGCGATGAAAACACGCTTAACCGACTCGGGTTCAGTGTTGAAGATGTCGGGTCCCCATTGGAGGGTTGCGGCTTCTAGGTAGAGTTCCGCATCCAGTAGATATTGGAACAGGTTACGGAGAACCGATACCGCTTCCGTTTTGGTTGAGACCTCCTTATTCTTTCCGGCCAGCTTGAGGGCAAGCGTAGCCGCAGCTATCCACTTGTCGTCAACCAATAGGCTATGGACCGCCTTTAGGTCTTCGATCTTCATCCGGTCTTTTCAGGGGTATCGGGTGCCGCGAAATCTACTTCGTCGGCTTGCACGTCGGCATCCACCACAGGCTTAGGTGTTTGGATGGGTTCGGCGGCTTCGTAAACGTCCTTGGACATACCCGCGATGTTCTTAACGGCCATGGCTAGGTCGTTAAGCTCTTTCGGGGTGAGGGTTTGCTCTCCGTCCTTGTAGGACTTAATGGCCAATTGGATGGCTTGCCGCATTTGAGCAGCAAGTATCTTGTTCGCATTCGCATTCTCGTTCTTGTCGAACGGGACTACGAGGGTTTGTCCGTCGATTACAACCCGAGTTGCGTTCGGAAGGAGAGCTGCTTCTGTCGATGTTTTTCCCTTGGCCATTTTTAAGTTGTGATGGATAGCGTTTGCCTGAGTTGCCGGGGATGCCGACGTATCGGACGTAGCTCATTTTGCCGCCAAACCTTCTACTCCTCGTGCCTTGCGGTCATTGGTGCGCTTGTTGAGCCACATGAGCGACTCCTCAAGCTTGGTGACAACGATAGCATTCTCGCGGCACGGGAACTTGGAGTTGAGGTATTGGATGCGGTCGATAAGAACGGCGAGCACCTCTTCGTTGGTGGTGCCGTCATTCACCAGCTCAAGAGCGTTTGATCCGATGATTACGGACGGACGCTTCTCGATGAATTGGAGCGTTTGCGCGGGACCGCCCTCAAATGAGGCGAGTTCGTATTTATGACCTGTCGTTAGGATTTTCATTGTTGTTTTACGTAGTAAGTTACGACCTGCTTTCGGGAGGCGTATTGCTTGGTGCCTAGAATCGTTTTATAGCCACTTTGAGTCGAAAGCCATCTCCTGATGGTCCCGTGGCTTACATTGGCCGCTTTTGCCATCTCTTCGATGGTTAAACCGCCTTCTGGTCGGCCTTGTGGTTTGGTTTGTTCGTATTGCTTAAGGAAGTCGGCTTCGATTGCCGCGAATGGCTTGGTTCCGACGACCTCTTGCTGTTTTTCTCCGAGGCCCTTCGGGAAGAATCCGCCATCAAGATTAACACAGTTCAATCGCTTGCGCCTCCGGCGTTTTGAAGGTTTTAACTACGACCTCGGGAAGCTCACCGTAAGACTTGTCGGAGTAGTCCAAGATGACGACTCCGGGGTTGGTGCGGGCTTGGCTGACGACCTTGTGGCCGAAGCGGGTGAGTCCTTGAAAGGGAGGCGTAACGACGAGCAATCCGTTTGTGTCCTGATAGAGACCGTATTTGTGGCGGTGGCTACACACGACGACTCGCGGAATCTTTTCTCCGTTATTGACGGCCTCCACCTGCTCTTCTGCAAGGTTTGCGGATAGCTGGGTTCCAGCGAGTCCTCTACGAACTGAAGTGCCAATATGGTGGCGGAAGACATGGCGGATTCCATTGAGTTCTAACACAAGTCGGTCAAAGGCATGATTGCCGGTTTGCTCGTCACGCACGCAACCGAGCGCAGCACCGAGCCCGTTCTCGCTCGCGGCAGTATGGCATTCGGTCCCTTTAACCATGAAAGAGGCCGCAGCGGAGCCAACAAACGGCGAGAGGATTTCTTTGGCTGCTTTGATTTGGTCGTCAACGAGCGGGCTCCAGATTTCTTTGGTTCCATGATGAATGCCTTCGATTACGTCTCCGTTCAAAACCACGGCGTAAGGTTCATCACCGACCTGCTCTTGGATGAACGTATTCGCCTTCTCCCAACAAAGCCAAAGCCACTCCTGCATGGCATTCAGCTTGATTCCATTTCCCTCTACCGTGACAAAACCGGGGTGCAAAAGACCCTTGGTTGATCCGATGTGAAAGTCGGAGGCCACTACCAGCTTCCGTATCGGTTGATGCTTTGTATGTGCCATGAGCTTGTGGGTGTATCAGAAATTGAAGTTCCTTTTAGTTGTCAACCCTCTTTTTAACACCGACCTCAACATTACGGCTACGACTTCTTTTTCGGCTACCCTTTCGCTTTGTGCCGCGATCCGCGCATTCGGATACACCTTGGACCGCCGAATAACCCTAGAGCCCTTGGGTTATTGGTTATTACTTTTTAGTAAGTAATTTAGATTTAAGATTAAGTTATTTTTAATCTAAGAATCTTAACACCGTAGGGATAATCTTAACCCTTCTGCCTTGAAACATCGCAATGAGATGTTTCTCTCTTTGGGTTGTTTCGTTGTCTTATTCCCCGTGCGGATTGGACGTTTTATGTGAAGTTTTCGATGTCGGTGTCAACGATAAAACGCTTTTTATTACGTAAGTTGATGGTAGATGAATGAATTAAACTTGTGTTGGATTGTCCCGGATGATGCGAGTAATCACCAGTTTTTCCTTAGATTTCGCACTCCAATCCCAGAGACCAGAGCGTTCCAGCCGTTTACGGTCGTAGGCTTCATCCTGCTTTCCATGGATGATGCGGATCATGTTTCTGCGAGCTGCTTCTTGCTTCCATTCAGGCAAAGCAGCGATAGCCGCTTCCTGTGCAGGGTAGAGTCTAACGCTGGGTCTTTTCTTGGATATGCTATGCATTTGTTAAAGGTCGCCGCTTCGTATTGAATACGGCTTAGTTTCGGGGACCATAATTGTGGGTCGCCGGTCAACGACAAGCTCTTTCGTTCTTCCGGGAATAATTCTCCCGAGATCATCCCTTGGGTAGTCCTTTCGCATGGCAGCCGCGATACGGGAGTGTTCGGGCGCGCACCACCCATCACGGGTCTTGGGCCTCCAACGACGGGGCGTTAAGTTAGATGATTCTTGAGTCATTGGTTTAGGTGCTTGCCGTTCTTCCGGCTCGAATGTCCAGCGATACATGTTATTTATGGATGAAAGGTAGGTGGGCGGGGTGGCGGGCCTCCTTAACGGAGAACGATGCCGGGACAGATGGAGGGGCCTTGGGCTTGCGAAGCAGCTTAAGCCCGATTTCGGAGTTAAGCCTATTCCCCTTCTCAGAGTTAATCGACTTGTCGCAAAGCACCATATTCTCCCAAGAGTCTTTACCTCCCCTTGATTTAGGGGTGACGTGATCGAGGTTTCCTTGGCGTTTAACGAGCTTTTTGCCGGAATACTGGCATACACCCCCATCGCGCTCCCAAATGGCCGTAGGGCTAAGCCTTGGCGTTTTAAGAGGCATCTTGCCGTAAACCGGATTTACCAGAACAAGCGGAACGCGGATACGACCTGTTTTCGTTCCAATTGACAGGTGTGAGTCATCAACGGGAAGCTTGATCCACTCATCCCAGCTTACGGCATGAGACACGATGGCGTTGCCCTCTTCATCGAAGGTGATGTCCACGGCTAGCGCTGGCGGGTTCTTTCCGTCGGTTCCAGTAAGTGCAACTATTGCTTGTCTTACGGTCCGGTATCCCAGCGGGCTCCAAGCAGAGTTCAATGAGAGAACCACCTGCTTATCGAGAATACTTGAGTCGCTCATATTTATCCTTTAAGCGCTACACCGTGGGCATAAGGCGTATGAGTTCAAGTCTTAAATTGGCGGTAGGTCGAGCAGTCGAAGCCCAAGCCTTGCGGCTCCCTTGCATTAGCAATGCAGTCTAGCATCCTCGCTAGTTGGCCTACCATAAATGGCGGAAGGTGATACGCATCGAACGATTTGCGGGTTACGCAACTATAGTTTTCGATTAAAGTGGCGGAAGGTAAAGGAGTCGAACCATTGCGCTTATTCATCGCAGCGACGCTTTTCAAGAGCGTTTGCCTCCACAGGCGCTACCTTCCATAAATTCATACTGGATAGAACCTAATCAATACCTCTTCATCATCGTATGATCCATTCGCTTCTACGGGCACATATCCGTAGTTCCAGAGCGCGGCCAACCGATAGATGTCGGGAGTTAGGTCCTTTGTTACGATCATCTCAAAAGACAACCGTTCCGCCGTCATATCGTGAAAGTAGTCGATTGATTTGTTCATTGGGTTAAAGTGGTTTTCCCTCCGAGGTTCCAACTCGGCCCTCAACTTTAGGAAAGTCGCGTGATATGCAAATTCACCAAGGGAAAGTGGTGCCATCGGGAGGAATCTAACCCCCAACTCTTGGTTCGTAGCCGAGCGTGATATACGTTTCACTACGATGGCATAAATTGGTCCACCCGCCCGGACTCTCACCGGGATCATGCCGCTTAGAAGGCGGCTACTCTATATAGTTGAGCTACGAGGGGAAATTTGGGTGCCCAGCGAGGATCGAACTCGCGCCTTCGCCATCACAAGGCGAAATCCTCCCGCTAGACCATGGGCACCATAGAAATGGAGCACGCAGCAGGATTCGAACCCGCGACCCGCTGTTTACAAAACAGCAGCTCTTCCAACTGAGCTATGCGTGCAAAATGGTAGTCTCGCCCGGAGTTGAACCGAGAAAACGCTCGTTTTGAGTGAGCGATGTATGCCAATTCCAATCAATTCCGCATGGTAGGGCCAGCGAGAATCGAACTCGCGTCGCAAGGGTGAAAACCTCGCATCCTAGCCGCTAGACGATGACCCCATAAAGTGGTGGCGCTACTCGGGAGTCGAACCGAGCTTTTGATATTGAGAATATCGTGTCCTTTCCAAACATAGACGATAGCGCCATAAATTGGTGCCGGTGATAGGAGTCGAACCTACATTGTTAATTGCTTCTAAGGCAACCGCGAAGCCATTTTCGCAACACCGGCATAAAGTGGAGCCAGTTGCGGGAGTCGAACCCGCCGCGTTTACATTACCAATGTAACGTTCATCCCACGAGAACTTAACCGGCATGGATGGAGATATGAGAATCGGACTCATGCATAGAGCTTATGAAACTCCCGTTCTGCCACTGAACTAATCTCCAATAGAAATGGTGGTCCGGGGGAGAGTCGAACTCCCAACCTTCGCTTTAAGAGAGCGCTATTCTGCCGTATTGAAATACCGAACCGTAAATTGTAACCCTACGTTTTAACCGCTTTGTCATGCTCAAGCGGGGGCCTAAGCGTCCCAGAAGGTGTAGCGCGATGTTGGTCATCACCCTAGTCGGATAACCCTCGACCTAGTGGCTTAAGATGGCAGGCGATGCTAGAATCGAACTAGCTTAAACTGCGGTCAGGGCGCAGTGGACAACCAATATCCCAATCGCCAACAAAAAAGAAAGCGCCGATTTTTCCCGCTCGGCACTACACGGCCATCTATCAAAAGATGGAGGACCCCAGAAAGTGGCTGAGTCGCTTGGAATCGGACCAAGAATTTGAGGGTCAAAGCCTCTCGTGTTACCACTACACTACGACTCAATAAAATGGCTGCTCGTCTTGGGATCGAACCAAGGATTCTGAGGTAACAACTCAGCATGATGCCGCTTCATTAACGAGCAATAAAATGGTGCCCAGAGCAGGGATCGAACCTGCGATCAACTGGATGTAAGCCAGCTGCGATACCGCTTCGCTATCCGGGCGTAAAATTGGTCGGATGGTTGAGTGCCGCTCAACGCCTACGGGAGCGACCCGCTGTTCTGTGATGACGCTTGAACTACATCCGAAATGACGCGAGCCCCAACCGTTAGGTTGGTTTATATTGAAGTGATCGTTGTCCTATCCGGTCTAGCCGGGGTTCTCATAGAATGGCGGGCATACGGGAAATCGAATCCCGGATTGTTGATCGACAGTCAACCGATGTTACCACTACACTATATGCCCAAAACTGGTCCTCCATCCGGCTAATTAGACCGAGAGCGCGCTCACTGGAGGATAGAATGGTCGGCCACCGCAGAATTGAACTGCGTCAAATCCGCCCCAAACGGATCGTGCTACCGTAACACTTGTGACCGATAAAATGGATGCAGGCTCCGATTCGATACGGAATCCCCGACGTATGAAGACGGGATGCTCTTTACACCAACCTGCAATAAAAGTTATGGTGTTTTGGGCCGGAGCCAGCGACAACACCGAACGCTACACACATGAACACACACAAACAAAGGTGGTGGTGAATGCAGGGATCGGACCCGCAACTCCTGCGTTTCAAGCAGGCGCTTTCCCATTGAAGCTAATTCACCGAAATTGAAGGATGCGATTTTTAGGCCGCGATCCTTGTTGTTTACTTGGCTCCGCTCTTACTTGGGAACACTAGTGCCCAAAGCGTTACATATAAGCTAATTACTATTGCCATTATCATAAATTATCGGACCACGTTCCATCTTCGTAATGAAGCTTCCTGTGGCAATTGCTGCATATCACCTTACACTTTGCTACTTCTGCCTCAATCTTCTTTTGTGATAGGCATTGCGATGCCATTCTCGATATCGTAAATTCTTTTGCGCTACTATCGACGTGATGGAAATCTAGCGCTGCAACGTGCGACTCTCCGCATATGTAGCATGGGGACGAGCGCTTGACGCCCAAAAGAAACTCGCGTATCTTTGCGGATCGCCCCTTCCTCCACGCACCTAGCGTATTCTTATACTTCGGGTAATAAGAATTTTTCATAAAAAGCCGCTTCTTTTCGCGGATTGCGGCTTGCTGTTCCGGCGTAAGCTCGGACACAGGAGTATATTTTCTTTTTTTCACAAACCCACAATGCATAACACCCATAACATGTCAATGATTTATGGACGTAGCCGTTAGCAGGACTGCGACTACCATAAACTAAAGTGGCGAGCGGACTAGGATTCGAGCCTAGAACTAGAGTTTTGGAGGCTCCTGTTTTACCAATTGAAACTATCCGCCCGTAAAGTGGTAGTCCCAAGAGGAGTCGAACCTCTACCTCGCGCTAATCGGGCGCGGACGCTACCATTACGTCATAGGACCATAAAGAAACTAGATTGCGCAAGGGCCTTAGTCTGCGCCTCTTCCCCGGATTTTACTCAATCTAAAGTGGTGGGTATCGCCGGAGTCGAACCAGCTAGGGGGCGCGTTTACAGCGCGCTGCATTACCGTTCTGCCAGACACCCAAAAGATGGTCCATATTGTTTCAGCATCCACCTCTCGGATACTTTCCGATGGTTTGGTCCCGGAGCGGGGAGTGGTGCGCCATGCAGGAATCGAACCCGCGAATACGCATTGGAAGTGCGTCATCTTACCATTAAATGAATGGCGCGAAAGTGGTGGACGCAGGAGAGTTTTGAACTCTCAACCTCCGAGGTGCAAGCTCGGCGCTCTACCAATTGAGCTACTGGCCCATAAAAAGTGGAGTAGCGGACAGGAATCGAACCTGCTTATTCAGGGTTGCAACCTGACATCTGGCCATTTGATTTCCGCTACATGGTGGGTCCAGAGGGAGTCAAACCCTCTCGTCATCGCTTAAAAGGCGAGAATGCAATCGTTACATCTTGGACCCATTTGAGCCCCCGGTTGAATACGGAGCGCTCTAAAAGAACAACTAAACTCACACGTAACCTCTGGGTTGCTCGTGCATCCAAGTTCCTTTCGGACCTTCTTAAGATGCCAGCTTTTGCTGCCTTCGCTGGTGCTATTGAGTCGTAAGTGATTGATTGGCTCACCTTGGCCCTTGTAACTCTAACGAGATGCTACAAAGGTTAGTTCTTTCATGTTTGCAAGCTTTTTCCATCTATTTTGATCGCAGTCACACGCAAATCCCTTTCTGCCATCAACTTGCGTAATTTGTTTGTGGCCAAAGTAATGCGCAGGCTTGTTTTTCCTAAATTCCTTTGCGCAATATCCCTGAATGCCAGAGAATCCGAGTAGTTGCGCGGCCCTTTGTGCAACCGCTGGATTTCCGTAATTTATGACCATAAATAGCTTCTGGCCGTTTAGATCAAACTCTCTGGACAGAATATCGACATGTTTCGCGGTTAGCTTGTCGTGGATTCTGCGGCGATGAATCTTCTTTATTCCGCGCTTCTTGGATGGCTTGTGTTCTGCGGCGTGATGCGCCTTGTGACAATCGCGGCACAATACCTCAAGATCATCCATCAATTCGTTGCCTCCCCATCTCGCGTAGGTCTTATGGTGGACATCGGTTCCGTGCTCCTTGCAGCGATTGCAAGTGCAGCCGTAAAGTGACAGCGCCTCCTCGCGCTTCTTCGCCCACACAGGCGAGCGAAGATATGCGCGATGAAGGACTTGGTTATGGCTTAGGAGGTTCATTTCGCTCGTGTAATTTTACAAACTCCTTAAGCTCAACATCTAACGCATTATTAAGTTCTCCAAGAAGATACAGCTTCTTTGCCCGGTATTCCTTCGCCATCTCGGTTAAGGTTTCCCTGATCTTGTCAGATCGCTTCATTTGGTGTTCCTCCCTACTTTGATACACGTCTTGAGGCCCGCGTGCTTAAGCCAAGCCGTAGCCTTCATCGTAGCTTTCTGGCATTCTTCATCTACCAAGCATTCCAATTCATCATCCCATTTGTCGGGGTAGTTAAGTGCCGTCATCACCATGGATGACTTGGCGATTACGCCGGGAATGAACTCATTGCAGATTCCGCAGCGGACGTTTCCTTGCTCAACAACAGTAGCGCTCATAGTGGGACGACAAAGTATTGTCGATTCTGGCCGTTTTCAAATCGGATAAGGTTTCTCTTCAAAAGCCAATCTAGGCTTGATACGTAATTCGGACCCATCTTTGACCTGACATCAAAGGAGGTGGCTCCGGGGTTTTGAGCGATGAAGCGCCGGACCTCTTTGGCGGCTAGCGCTGTCTTCGCTTGTTTGGGGGTTCTGCCAGCCACCCATTCTTCTTGGGCGAAGGTATAATTATCCCCCTCCTCTCGTTTAGCTTTCATCTGAGTCCATTCTTGCCGCGAGTTCACGGCGCTCTTTCGTGTTGCGGTGGTTGTGTTTATTCAGTTGGCCGAGACGCCCGACCTTCTTGGGGGTCTTCGAGAGAAGCCACCAGAACGGAGGCTTCGGCGCTTTGTTGAGTTTCTTGATTTGCATGTCGTCCTCCAAAAACACCCGCCTCAAAAATAAAGCAAGGATGATTTGAAAAATAGTTGACGAAATTGAATCGAAGAGAAATCGTGACCTCGTGAAAAACAAAAAGATCATCGTCTCTCTCGCATTCCTTGGTGGATTGCTTTTTGGGTTGGTTCCTATTCTTGCTTATGGCGGGCTTCTCTTTTCAGGGTTGGCCGCGCTTACGTTCTCCAGCTTGATCCTGTCGGTGCTGGCTAAGCTAGTTTGGATTGCGCTGTTCCTTGCGTTCCTGCTTCCTCCTGTCGTTGGATTCGTAACCGCCCAGTTTCTCGTTGGATTTGCGGAGGTTGTTGATCTGCTTTGGGCTCGCGACCGTAAGGACGAGCAAGAGTTTGCCAAAGACCTGCCTGAGATTCCCGCTACCGACAAGGAGGCGAAATGAGCCGGTATCGCATCCGTTACTCTTATGAGACGGCTCCTTGTGCGATTATGACCCGCGATCTTGGGGCTACGAGTCCCATCGCGGCACTTAATCAGTTTCATACGACCATGCAGATAGATGACGGGGTGGACGCCAAGGCGTATTCGGTTAAAGGCGTAAGCATGATCTACGCGGCTAATGCCTTTCAGCGGACAGGAGAAGAGATGGTTGAATCGGAATTTGACTTGCCAAAGTGCGCAAATCCTATTCTCAAGAAGAAGCTGGATGCGCCGGGGATCAAGCAGGAGACTTGGTTTTGAGGTTCGCGGCCATCACCGACAAGGATTGGGAGCGGGAGCTTAGACTCTCCCGTTCTCACAAAAACAAAATATCAGAAAGGATTAAGGAAATCATATGCGCGCGTGCCTCATTTCAGACACCCATGGTAGCCATTACGGGATTAAAGTCCCGCCAAGCGATCTGCTCGTCCATTGTGGCGACTGCTCCTCGCACGGAGGACTAGTCGATACCATCGACTTCCTTAAGTGGTTCGAGAAGCAACCTGCGACCGAAAAGGTGTTCTGCGCCGGGAACCACGACTGGATTTTTGAAAAGGAGCCGGGACTTGCGCGTAAGCTTATTGCGGAATACGCTCCGTCGGCTCGCTACCTAGAGGATCATGGCGAGCGGATTGCGGGTATCTACGTTTGGGGTAGCCCTTACCAGCCCGCGTTTATGAATTGGGCCTTCAACGTGGAGCGTGGCGATCCAATCAAGAAGCATTGGGATAAGATTCCGCATGGAGTTGATCTCCTGATTACTCACGGTCCTGCTTACGGAATCTTAGACCAAAGCAAGAATCATCCAGATGCCGACCATCTTGGATGTGAGGAGCTGGCTAAATGCATTAAGCGTATCAAACCGCGCGTCCACGCCTTTGGCCACATTCACGGAGGCCATGGTCTTCACGCCCACGACGGAATCTTGTCGATTAACGCCAGCGTTATGGACGAGGACTACAGCATCATTCACAGCCCGGTTATCGTAAATCTATGAACACAAACAACGAAAAGACACCAGAACAGGTAGCCAGAACGGCTGCCATCCAAAAAACAATCGAGATTGGCATTTGCATACTTGGGTTGACCGCACTCTTCCTCGCCCTAGTGGGCTGCACGCCAAAACGCGGGGATGTTCCGACCTATTGGGGCAATACCCCTCAACAGGCGCTAGAAGCCTCTAAATTGCACGCGAGGGACATCGGCGGTGCGTATAGTATCATCCTTCCAACGGGTTCGATGGAGCCCAAGATTACGGGCGGGGATTACATCGTTTACGTCAATAGGCCCTATTCCTCGGTTAAGGTTGGGATGCTGGCCATTTACAAGGCGAGGTGGTTGCCGCCAAAGTCATCGCAGGTTTGCCATTGGGTATCCGCCAAGCAGGGGGATGAATGGATTATGGACGGGGAGGCGAACCGGGCATACGAGAATAAGCGGGATCAGCTCATGGGAGAGAAGGAGTTTATTGGAGAGGTCGTTGCCATCTACACCACAAGGGAGAAGCCATGAAACTACGAATTAGACAGCAAGGACGTGGGTTCTTCCCGCAAAGAAAGACGCTTATCGGATGGACTTATTTTGACGCTGAATCCGCGGGCGAGTTCTTCGTTTGCTACCTTAATATCGAAGATGCTCGCGCGTTTCTTGATGAAGTTTCATCAGGATTAAGGGATAATCGAGGCGCGCGTCAAAAACCGAAAGATGTCGATGTTGTTCACCCATACCCA